AGTTTAGACGAGGGGAATGAAAGATGGGAATGTCGATTGAGAAAGCAATAGAGATAATAAACCATTATTTAGATTATCCCAAAGAAGAAGTAAGAAAAGCCTTATTAGTAGCAATAGAAATCATGCGGAAGTATCAGAAGATTGAACAGATATACAACTCATGGAGAACAGGCGATTATAAAGGTTCAAAAGAGTGTATGGAAGATATGGGAGAGGTATTAGAAGATGGGAATAACACAACTAACCCAAAAAATAATTGAACGTGAATTTTGTCCTCGTTGTTTAAACTACATTGATAAACAGTATATATTCAGAGATTGTGAAAGTGGCATAACTATTACAATGGGAACAGTAAAAGATTGTAAATTTCATACTGATACAAGTTGGATATGTGATTTCAAGGAGCAGGAAAATGGTAATGACAAGACAAAAGGCTGAAACAATATTTGCCAATGTATTGACTGATGATACAGTTATTAAAGAGTTAAAAGAAGCACTGCTGTTAGCCATTGAAGATATGCACAAGATGGCAGTGATTGAAGAAATTGTGAGGGTAGAAGATGAAAATAATGATTAGTGGAACATCACCCTACTCCATGAATGTGAAAATGATGATAGCAAGATATGTTCTGCGGAAAGTGAGAGGTAGAAAATGGGAATGACGATTGAGCAAGCCGAAAAACTTCTTGATGATTTAGCAACACAGGAAGAACTTCTTTGTAAAAGAGCAGATGATGCAAGTGGTTATACAAGAAGTGGCAACGAAAGCATACGAACGAGTAATGCCAAGACGCACGAACAACATGTAAAGGAATACAGACAGATTCTTAGATATTTGGCAGAGTACCGATTGATGCAAGCCGACTACGAAAACCGCTTAAAGGCTGATATGGTGGCTATGCTTACAGAGATACAGTTGGAGATTGAGGGGCTTGAAGTCCCATTGTTATATCTTGCAGAAGATTACGAAGGTGGAGTATTAGATTGTAAAAAGATTATTCAACAGAAAATCAATGCATTGGAAGGAAAAACATAATGATAATATTAAAAATTGCATTAGTGTTTGTGGTATATGAAATAGGTTATTTTATGGGATATAAGCATTGCAGAGATTATATTGATGAAATAATGGATGAATATGAAGAGGATGAAGAAGATGAAATGTGATAGATGCGGAAGGGAAATAAAATATGCGCATATTATACGCAAAACAAGCACAGTTGGTTTTATAAATTCTATTCTTAGTGTTCAGATGGAGCAATACCATTTATGCCCCAGGTGTGCCGAAAGTTTTAGAAAATGGCTTTACATGAAAAAGAATTGATTGATAGATTATTTAAACAAAATATGGTATAATTATTAAAAGATGCCCTTTAACCAAGCGGTAAGGTAATGGATTTTGATTCCATGATGCGCCGGTTCGAATCCGGCAAGGGCAGTTTTGGAGGCATGATGATTGAAGCAACATTGTTGGTTGATATGATGGCAAAGTATATCAATGAAAACGGCATAAAGGAACTTATGAAACTTGTTATGCAAGCGATAGAAGCCACAAAGGAGTAGCATGGATATACGGCGCATTAATGAGCATTATGCAGAAATCGGTAAAGAACTTATTGAAACGGAACCGGCATTAGAAGATATACGCTTTAGTGAAGCCACAATATGCTATCTATCAAGTGAACATGAGAAAGTGGCAGATGGTAAAGCGGTATTAGGGCAATGTGAGAAAATCCAAGAGAAGTATAAATGGGCAATCCCATGTGATTTCACCATTACTCTATTTGAGCCAAACATTGAAAACCTTACGGAAGAGCAAATAAGAATTGTGATATTGCATGAGTTGTTGCATGTAGGCATCCGGGTAAATAACGAAACCGGCGAAGAAGATTATTATTGCAAGCCGCATGATGTTGAAGATTTCCGGTTATTGATTGATAGATATGGCATTGATTGGGCGAAGCCCGGAGAGGATTTTGAAATTATAAAGAATTGAATGAATTTGGTATAAAGCCGTAGGGCTTATATAATTTATTATCCCACCACGGAGGAACGATGGTAGAAAGGAAACTTACATGAAAGAGGTAGCAACAGTTTATAGAACGGAGGATTTATCTATTTTCAAAACACTAAAAGGGAATAGAGAAGTAAAAGAAAACCGGAAACAAACATTGGTTGAAAGCATTGATAAGCATGGATATATTACAAATCCAATTATTGTTAATGAGCGTTTTGAGGTTATTGATGGTCAAGGTAGGCTTGCGGCATGTAAGGAATTAGGTTCACCAATTGATTATGTTATTGTGCCCAATATTGGCATTGAAGAATGCATGGTACTTAACATGAATATGAAAAATTGGATGACAATTGATTTTATTGATAGTTATGCCAAGCAAGGCAATGAGGATTATAAAAGAATCCTGGATTTAAGCAGAATGGGATTTGGTATAAGAACATATATGTATGCCAATGGGCTTTATGGTGGCACTACAATTGTGGAAAGTGTGATTAGAGAGGGCAAGGCAAAATCAAGCGAAGAAACATACCAAAATGCAAAACGTGCATTGGAATTTCTTAAAATTGTAAAGCCTTTTACAGATAATGTTGATGGAAGAAAAACCGATCTTGAATCGGCTGTTTTATTTGCATATCGTGATGAAAAGTGTGATAACGATAGATTGATAGATTGTTTGGCAAAATATTATAGTAATATAGGGAATGTAATTAGTATTTCTGTTGCTATGGATGAAATTTCTAAAATCTATAATAGAAATCTTAAAGGCAAACCAAGATTATATTTGCGTGAGGATTATGATAGATTTAGGCATTAAATAATATTAAGGGCGGTTGGGAACATCCGCCCTATAAATCAAGGAGCCGTATGAATAAGAATGAAGAATTAACTGGAATTGATACATGGCATATTGTGGCACCAATATTGGTGAAGTATATGGAAGAAACTGAATTTGGGTTATTGGGCAAAGCATATGTAAATGTATATTGTGCATTAAAGTATTGGGATGAACACCACAAGGAGAGGAAAGATGGCTAATAAAGAAGATAACTTAAAGCCATTTACAAGTGAACAAAGCCGAGAAGAAGCCGCCAAGAATGGCTCAAAAGGTGGAATTGCATCCGGAGAAGCAAGGCGCAAGAAAAGGGATTTAAAGTTAGCAATCCAGGCACTTCTTGAAGCAGATATAAAAGATAAAAAGACCGGCGAAACAATGAGCGGTGCGGAGGCTTTAGCCGTTGCACAGTTCAGAAAAGCAATGAAGGGCGATACAAAGGCTTTTGAAGTATTGCGTGATACATCCGGACAATCAGTTGTGCAAAAAGTTGCGGTTGCGGAAGTAAACCAAGATATAATTGATGATATTGAAAAAATGGTTATGAATGATGAATTAAAAGAATGATTCATAATTTATTCCGAGAAATATTGATTTGAATATAAAGCAAATAGCGAAAGTGGTACACCTTATGATATAATTAAAAGAAAAAGGAGTACCACTTTTTATGATTGGAATATACGCTATCAAAAATAATGATAATGGAAAAATTTATATTGGACAAAGTAAGGATTTATCACATAGGAAATCCACACATTTATATGATTTGAAAAATAACCGGCATCATAATGAAGTATTGCAAGCAGATTATAACAAGAATCCGGATGCTTTTGTTTTTGAAATATTATGTAAGTGTGGTGCAGATGATTTGGATGATTTAGAGAAGTATTATATTCAGAAATTCAAAAGCATTGATGCGAAGTATGGCTATAATTTAGATGGTGGCGGATTAAAAAATTTTACATGTTCGGAATCCACAAGAAAAAAGAGAAGTAATTTCCAAAAAGGCAACAAGAATATGCGTGGAGTTAAGCTATCTGAAGAATGGAAAAGGCATATATCCGAGGCAAACCAAAAGAAAAAAGTTATTTGCATTGAAACCGGTATTGTTTATAAAAGCTCCACAGAGGCGGCAAAACTAACCGGATTGCACCGAACAAAGATTGTTTCCGTATGTACCGGCAACAGAAAAACAACCGGAGGTTATCATTTTAAATACTATGAACAAGAAAACATTGATAGATAAGCTGATAAATAATCCGGTAGAGTATGCACATATTCTTGGATTTACAAAGCTAACTGAATTACATAATGAATGGATTAAAGATATGGTTATGGGCAAAGAAGATGAATCGTTGGAGGCGCATAGAGGTTCTTATAAAACTACATGCGTTTCCTTTGCCATTGCTCTTATTATGATTCTGTTACCAAAATTAAGAATAATGTTTATGCGAAAAACGGATGATGATGTTAAAGAGGTTGTGAAGCAAGTACAAAAAATTCTATTAGACCCACATACACAATACATTGTATTTTGTTTGTATGGAGTTGAGTTGCGGTTTACTGTTCAATCAACAACAGAACTTAACACAAACTTGGTTGCTGATGTTAAGGGAACTTCACAATTAGTTGGTATTGGTACGGGAGCATCATTAACCGGCAAACACTTTGATAGGATTTTTACGGATGATATTATAAACATTCGTGATAGAGTGTCAAAAGCCGAAAGAGATAGAACAAAACTTATATATCAAGAACTTCAAAATATTAAGAACAAAGGCGGCAGAATCTTCAATACTCTTACACCTTGGCATAAAGATGATGCGTCAAGTATTATGCCGGAGCCAAAGAAATATTCTTGCTATGATACCGGACTTATTACGCCGGAAGAATTAGAGGAAATTAAATCAAAAATGTTACCTTCACTATTTGCGGCAAATTATGAATTACGGCATGTTGCAAGTGAGGATGTTATATTCACAAGCCCACATATTGGAGGTAATCCTGGAATGTGTGAACAAGGAATGGCACATATTGATGCGGCATTTGGTGGCGATGATTACACAGCATTCACAATCATGCGAAAAGCCGGCGGCAAATATTATATATTTGGAAAATTGTGGCATAAACATGTGGAAAACTGTTATAGTGATATTAAGAAATATTATGCCCAATTTATGTGTGGTAAGATGCCCATAGAGGATAATGGCGATAAGGGATTTACCGCAAGGGATTTGAAGAAACAAGGCTTAAGGGCTTATACTTATCATGAGAGCATGAATAAGCATATCAAGATTACAACATATCTTCTTAAGATTTGGGATGATGTAATTTTTGTTGATGGCACCGATGAAGAATACATAAACCAAATATGCGATTACAATGAGGATGCCGAACACGATGATGCGCCGGATAGTGCATCAAGTTTGGCAAGGCTCTTATTAAATAAAAATGAAAATGCGTATCAATCCATCTTACAAGGGAGGTAAACAATGAGGACATATCAAGATTTATTGGCATTAGGTGATAATGAATCCTTGAGGAAAGATTTTATCATTTCCGCTATTGCAGACCACAAGGCAACACCGGAATACAAGATTGCCAAAGATGCGGAAATGTATATGAAAACATTAAATCCTACGATAATGGAATATAAAAAGCTATTATATACCATTACCGGTGAGGCGGTGCCGGATAACTTTAGTGCCAATCATAAATGTGCATCTTCATTCTTCAAAAGATTTGTTACCCAGGAAAACCAATATTTGCTTGGTAATGGTACAACTTTTGGAAATGATGCAACCAAGGAAAGATTAGGTGGAGAAGATTTTGATGTGCAATTGCAGAAAGTCGGAAGGGCGGCGCTTATTGGTGGTGTGGCTTTTGGCTTTGCTAACTTAGACCATATCGAAGTATTTAAGTACACAGAGTTTAAGCCATTATGGGATGAAGAGGATGGAGCATTAAAAGCCGGAATCCGTTATTGGCAAGTTGCTGATGATAAACCATTAAGGGCAACACTTTATGAACTTGATGGATATACGGAATATATCAAGCACAAAGATGGTGAATTGGAAGTGCTGAAGGAGAAAAGACCATATCAACAGATTGTGGCAAAATCCGAAGTAGATGGCACCGAGATTCTTGATGGGCAGAATTATCCAACATTTCCAATTGTTCCTTTATGGGGCAATCCGGAACATCAATCCGAACTTGTAACCATCCGGAGCCAAATTGATGCATATGATTTAATTAAATCCGGCTTTGCAAATGATTTAGATGATGCAAGTATGATTTATTGGACTATAACCAATGCCGGCGGAATGGATGATGTTGATTTGGCACAATTCCTGGAAAGAATGAAGGTTGTTAAAGCGGCTGTTGTTGGTGATGATGCAAGCGGAAATGCAAAGGCAGAGGCGCATACAATTGATGTTCCTTACCAAAGCCGTGAAGCATACCTTACAAGGCTTGAATCTGATATGTACAAAGATGCAATGGCTCTTGATACAACACAGATTGCCGCCGGGCAAGTAACAGCCACACAGATTGAAGCCGCTTATGAGCCACTAAATGAAAAAGTGGATATGTTTGAATATTGTGTATTAGAGTTTGTGCATGGCATCCTGGATGTTCTTGGAATTGATGATACTGTTTCATTTGTTCGCTCAAAGATGGCAAACAAGGCGGAAGAAATAAATGCACTTCTTGCCGGTGCTGAATACTTAAGCCAGGAATACATCACAGAAAAACTTCTTACAATCCTTGGCGATATTGATAAGGTTGAAGAGGTATTGAATCAGATTGCAGATGATTCCATGAGCCGCATGAGCGGTGGCAACAATGAAGAAAATCTTCAAGAAAGTGAAGAAAATCTTCAAGAAAGTGAAGAAAATCTTCAAGAAGAGGATATAAATAATGAAGTTGGATGATGGCTTTAAAGAATCCGAAAAGTTATTAAATCAGCTTGAAAAAGAAGTGCATGATGTGTATGCCCAGGCAACAAAGGAAATGACCAAGAAAGTTGATAATTATTTTGCTAAGTATAAGGCGGAAGATGAAAAGCAAAGAGCCAAATATGAGCAAGGCGAAATAACCAAGAAAGAATATACAGAATGGCGGCAAAGAAAGATGCTTGCCGGCAAACAGTATGTACAAATGCGAGATACACTTGCAAGGGATTTAACCAATACGGATTCTATTGCCATGAAAATGGTTGGCGATAAGATGATTGATGTTTATGCCTTAAACATGAACTATGAAACATACAACATAGAGCATGAAACAAGGCTTGATACATCATTTTCGCTATATAACCATGATTCAGTTGAAAGATTGATTAAGACCAATCCGGCAATCCTTCCAATACCAAAGCCGGATAAGATGCTTGATTACAAATGGAATAAACAGCATCTTCAATCCGCACTTACACAAGGCATTTTACAAGGTGAATCCATAACCAAGATTGCCAAGAGATTCCAAAATGTTTCCGGAATGGATGAAAGAGCCGCTATAAGAAATGCACGTACCGCCATGACCGGTGCCCAAAATGGTGGAAGGCTTGATGCAATGGAGAGGGCAAATGAAAATGGTGTGGAAGTTAAAAAAGGATGGATGGCAACATTAGATGATAGAACCAGGGATAGCCATGTTGAACTTGATGGCGAAGAACGTGAAATTGATGAAGAATTTTCTAATGGTGTTATGTTCCCAGGTGACCCGGAAGGAGAACCGGCGGAGGTTTACAATTGCCGATGCCGCATGATTCATGTATATCCCAAACATCCGGTGGATTGGAGTGATTTAAGCCTTAGAAACACCGATAAATTTGGTAATATGACATATGAAGAATGGAAAAACAAACATAAAGAGGTGGATGATGGCTAATATTGAAGTTAAGATTACAAATGATAATGTTAAAGAAATATTAGCGGCAACAGATGAAGCCATATATAATGCCCTGGAAATAATTGGAAATGTTGCCGCAGATTATGCCGCCGGATTAGCACCGATAGCAATCGGCAATCTTAAAAACTCTATGACAAGTGAAGTAAATCAACAAGAAAAGGCGGTGTATGTTGGAACGGCGGTTGAATATGCGCCATTTGTGGAGTTTGGGCACCATCAAGAAGTTGGGCGATATGTGCCGCAAATTGGCAAAAGGCTTGTAAGGGAATTTGTACCGGCAAAGCCATTTTTGGCACCGGCTATTGAAAACCATTTGGATGAATACAAAGATATTTTAGAATCTGAATTGCATATAAACTAAAATTTGACAAGATACCAAATCTTGTTATACTAAAAATAGGTAGTACACAATCTAGGGTAGCACCCGTAACAGCGAAAGGATTGTAATGGATATTATAGAAATTTTAAAGAAACATGTTGATGAAGGTGGTAATATAAGCGCCACAAAGTTTACTGATGTAGCAAATGCCATTAACAATGCTGTTGGCAAAGAATTTGTTGAAAAGAAAAGATACAATGACAAGCTAACAGAGATTGATGCACTTAAAGGCGAAAAGCAGAATGCCGAGGATAAGGCAACAAGTGCCGAAAAGTGGAAAACCAAATATGATGCTTTGAAAGAGGATTTTGAAGCATACAAAAAGGATATAACCGCAAAAGAAACCAAGGCAACAAGAACAAATGCCTACAAAGAATTGCTTAAACAAGCCGGTGTTTCCGAGAAAAGATTGGATGCCATAATAAAGGTATCTGATATTGATTCCTTGGAAATGGGCGATGATGGCAAATTCAAGGATGCTAATAAGATTCTTGAAAACATCAAAACAGAATGGGCGGATTTTATCACCACAACCGAAACTCATGGAGCAAACACAGCAACACCACCATCGAATAATGGCGGTGGAAAAATGACAAAGGCGGATATAATGAAGATTAAAGATACTTCAGAGCGTCAAAAGGCTATTGCTGAAAACATTGGACTTTTTAGGGCAGAATAAGAGAAACGCATGTGTGGGGTAGGTTCCCACCGCTCTTCTAATACAAAGGAGAGCATATATGAAAAGTGAAATTTGGAAACCCATAAAAGGCTATGAAAACTTTTATGAAGTAAGCAACAAGGGAAATGTAAGAAGTGTTGAACATTTTGCAGAAGTAAAAAGGGGTAAACAATCCTTTATTCGCAAAATAAAGGGCAAACAAATCCATAGCAATCAAAACATACATGGATATTTACAAGTTAGCCTTTGCAAAAATGGAAGTGTACGAACCCATGCAGTACATAGATTGGTACTTGAAGCATTTGTTGAAAATGTAAATAAACTACCTTGTATCAATCATAAAGATGAAAACAAATCAAATAATGATTTGGATAATCTTGAATGGTGTGATTATTCGTACAACCATAATTATGGAACTTGCATCGAGCGCAACATGGAATCCCAAAAGAAAAGAGTTGCACAGATTAAAGATGGAATAGTTATAAAAATATGGGATAGTACAAATGAAGCCGGAAGAAATGGCTATACGCAAAGTAGTATATCTCAATGTTGTAGAGGATTAAGAAAACACCATAAAAAGTTTCAATGGAAATATGTTTAACGAGTTGTTCGGTATCTAACCATTAGGAGGAGAAAAACAATGGCAAAAGAAAAACTTACAGTACAAGCAGATATTACAGTTGCCGCAAGAGAGGTTGACTTTGTAACAAGATTTGCGCAGAATTGGGATGCTCTTAGAGAGATTCTTGGAATTATGCGCCCTATTGAGAAGGCACCCGGAACAAAACTTACATCATACATTGCATCTATGAAAGATGAAGCACTCCAAGGCGGAGCAAATGTTGGCGAGGGTGATGAAATCCCATACACAGAGTTCCAGGTTAAGCCGGCAACATATGCTGATGTAACACTTGAAAAGTATGCAAAGGCTGTTTCTATTGAGGCAGTAACAAAGTATGGTGCCGCTGTTGCCGTACAAAAGACAGATGAAGCATTCCTTAATGAACTTCAGAATGTTGTTATGGCAAGATTCTATACATTCCTTGCAACCGGAAGTCTTACAGACACAGCAACAACATTCCAAATGGCTGTTGCAAAGTCTATTGGACTTGTTAAGGATAAATTCAAGAAGTTGCATAGAAATGTAACCGGTGTTGTTACATGGGTTAATACTCTTGATGCTTATGAGTACCTTGGAGCCGCAAATCTCACAGTTCAAACCGCTTTTGGTATTGATTATGTTGAGAACTTCATGGGTGCGCAAACACTTATTCTTTCAAGTGAGATTGCAAGAGGCAAGGTTATTTCTACACCTATCGAGAACATTGACCTTTACTATGTAAATCCGGCTAATAGTGATTTTGCACAGCTTGGATTGGTTTACACCACAGATGGAGAAACAAACCTTATCGGATTTCATGCAAATGGTGATTACTCACATGCTGTTGGTGAATCATTTGCCCTTATGGGAATGGCTCTTTGGGCTGAATACCTGGATGGAATTTCAGTTGTTACAGTTACCGGAGCATAATGCGGAGCGGATATGTATAGAGTTATAAAGTATTTCACAGATTTACAAGATAATAACCATGCTTATCATGTGGGGGAGCAATTCCCCCATGATGGCATGGAAGTTTCTGAAGCAAGGCTTATTGAGTTATCAACAAATAAAAATAGGCAGAATGTGCCTTTAATTGCAAAAGTAGAAGTTGAGGCGGCGCAAGTTGATGAAGATGTGCCACAAGAGCCGGTTGAAGGCTTTATGAATCCACCGGAACAACCAACACCGGATGCAGTTGATACCGAGAAGCCCAAGAAAAAGAGGGGTAGACCAAGAAATGATGCTGAATGAACTTTGCCAGGAAATAAAAAATTACTTTGACAAAGGACAGCCGAAATTCTTTGGGCAAATCGAAATCCAAGATGGGGAATTTACGGATGCCGAAATTTTGGATAAGATGAAACCAAATCAATACTTCAGAATAGTAGGCTCTATCTTCAATGATGGGGTCTATTGTTTTAATGAAGAACTTGAATTAGAAGATGAAACCTTTGATGGTGCAATATGGCTTATGGCAATTCCTAAAGATTTCTTAGCACTTGCAAAAGAGATTGAGGATTGGCAAGAGAAATATTCCGGAGCCTTAAACAGCCCATATACATCGGAATCATTTGGGGGTTATTCATATTCTAAGGCAAGCGGCAAGAATGGCGGCGGTGCCGTAACATGGCAAGATGCTTTTGCAACCAAGTTAAATCTATACCGGAGAATTAGGATATGAGTTTGATTGATGATTTTACAAGTGCATGTGTAATGCAAGATAGGGTAACAATACCGGATGGCTATGGCGGATTTAAGCCGGCATGGGTTGATGGGGCGGAATTTAATGCCGCTATTACTCTTGATACTTCCATGCAATCAAGGATTGCGGAGCAACAAGGGGTAACCGCACTTTACACAGTAACAACCAAGAAAAACATCAATCTACAATATCACGATGTATTTAAAAGGCTTGATGATAATAAGATATTCCGTGTAACAAGCGATGGTGATGATAAGGCAACACCAATTAGCGCAAATCTTAATATGCGCCAGGTATCGGCGGAAGAGTACGTTTTAAGCGACAGATAGTGATATAATTAAGTTATGAAGTATTGTGTTTATTGTCATACAAACAAACTGAATAACAAAAAGTATATTGGTATAACACGAAATGTTCCGAAAAAGCGATGGCAAAATGGAAGAGGCTATATAAACAATGAGCATTTTTTTAGAGCAATTACCAAGTACGGATGGCATAATTTCACACACGAAATTCTTTATACCGATTTATCAAAATCTGAAGCGGAAAACCTTGAAATTCTTTTAATTAAAGAATACGATTCGGCAAATCCTCAATATGGATATAACATTGAATTAGGTGGAAATAGTACAGATAGAATCACTGATGTAACAAGGAATAAGATAAGCGATGCATTAAAAGGGCATGAGTGTTCCGCAGAAACTAGGCTTAAAATAAGTATAGCAAACAAGGGGAAAACGAGAGCCAAAAGAGGCAAAATGACCGAGGAACAATGCGAAATAAACCGCTTATCTCATTTAGGGCAAATTCCTTGGAACAAAGGTAGAGCGTGGAGCGATGAAGAAAAAGCGAAATGCGGCGGAAAATCTGTATATTGTGTTGAATTAGCCAAGGTTTATAGAACGGCTCACGAAGCGTCAAAAGATTTGCATATTGATTTTTCAAGTATATGCAAATGTGCTAGGGGCAAGGTAAAACGTGCCGGAGGTTATCATTGGAAATATTTGGAGGTGGAGCCATGACAAAAGGACAAGCAATACAAGCATTTTGGGAATCCTTTGGATTAACCGCATACGATGAAACCACAGTTCCGGATGATGCCCCATTCCCATACATTACATACCAGGTTCACACCGGAAGTATTGGGGATGTATGCATTGTAAATACATCATTATGGTATAGGAGTTATTCTTGGAAAGAAATTTCCGAAAAAACCGAAGAAATTTCCGAAGCAATTGCCAAAATGTACCCACCAAGTATTAAAATAAATGGTGGAAGGTTGTATATTACAAAAGGAGCGCCATTTGCTCAAAGAATGGGTGATGCATCAGATGATGCAATTAGGCGCATGTTACTTAGTATCAACTATGAATTTTTAACCGAATATTAAGGAGGTATGAAAATGGGAAGATTTACAGTTATTCCGGAAAATACTTTTTCCGCACTTCAACTTGATGCCGGTGTGCTTTTAAAGAGATTTAATCCGGCAAATCCCACTATTGCGGATGAAGATATTATATGTGCAACAACCGGTGGCATTAATCCGGTATGTAAACCAACATTTTCTGATTTTGGAGAGGATGTTGATAATGTACCCAACAACATGATGGAGTTTAAGCACCTTGATGGTTGGGAATGCTCAATTGCCACAACGTCACTTGGCACATCACCGGAACTTATCAAAATGGCTCTTGGATGTGCTGATATTGACAGCACAGATACATCCAAGATTGTACCTAGAATGGATTTGAAGCAAACGGATTTTGCATCAATTTGGTGGGTTGGTGATAGAGCCGATGGAGGATTTGTTGCGATTCAGTTGAAGAATGCACTTGCAACCGAAGGCTTTTCGCTTCAGACAACAAAGAATGGAAAAGGGCAGATTGCAATAACCATTATGGGGCATGTATCAATCAATGCTCAAAAAGAAGTGCCTATGGTATTCTATTCCGCAGACCCAACCGAAGGAGTTACATACACAGTTAAACAAACACTTAGCCATGTAACATCATCATTTGCAGAAAATGCAATTGCATCCGGTGAGGCTCTTGAAGCAACACTTACCGCCGATGCCGATTACACACTTGCTAACGTTACTGTTCTCATGGGCGGTGAGGACGTAACTGATGATGTATACACAGCCGGAACAATAAATATTGCAAGTGTAACCGGTGATGTACAGATTATTGCAACAGCAACACAAGGAGCATGATAAATGAAAAATTTAGCAACATGTAAGCCAAGCGAATTTGTGGCACAAACGGCGAAGATAAAAAATGCGGTGGCAAATTGGGTTGAGGTAATTGAACTTATGACTATAAGAGCAAATCAACCACAATATGAGCCAATACCACTTGAAGCAACAGTTGAAGAGAGGGCAAGGATAACAACCAAGAATGCCGAATTAAGACAAAAGAAGGCAATGGAAAATCTAAGCAAGATTCTTGATAAGATGCTTGTGGAGCATCCAACAGAAACTTTGAATGTGCTTGCGCTTTGCTGTTTTGTAGACCCGGAGCATGTTGATGATTACACCATGGATGAATATTTAGAATGCATTATGGATATGATGCAGAATAAAAGTGTGCTAAATTTTTTCTCCTTATTGGCTCAAGTACAGACAGTTGCGAAATCTATTTAAAAAGTTTGGAAACCTTAAATTTCCAACTATTAGAAATAATGGGAATAGGCTATGTAATAGAACATTACATAGCCTTTTTAAAAAAAGAGCAACATGAAAAGGCATACAAATGTTATGTTGCCGATGCATTAAGGATTATTACAGAGAACACGGCAAAGGCAAATGGCGGTAAATATTTGCAAGCCAGGTATATTGATTATATTGAGCCAAAGAAAGAGGAAACAAGAACCGCAGATGAAGTAATTACAAGTTTAAAAGAAAAATTGAGGCGATTATGAGCAATGTTGTATTTGAACTATTTGCCAAATTGGGGCTTGATTCAAGTGAATATGAAGAAGGATTGAATGATGCCAAAGAAAAGGCATCGTCAATTGGTGGAGTAATTGCCGGAGGATTGCAAACAGTTGGAAAAGCCGGTGTGGCTGTTGGAGCGGCGGTTGCAACCGCAACAGTTGCCGCCGGAACCGCACTTGTAAAAGGTGCCGGGGATGTTGCCGCATATGGTGATAACATTGATAAAATGAGCCAAAAAATGGGAATTTCCGCACAAGCATACCAAGAATGGGATGCCATCATGCAACATAGCGGAACTTCTATTGAGGCTTTAAAGCCATCAATGAAAACACTTGCAAATGCCGCAGAAAAAGGAAATGAGGCATTCCAAAAACTTGGCATTTCTGAAGAAGAGGTTGCATCATTAAGCCAAGAAGATTTGTTTGCAAAGGTTATTACCGGATTACAAGGAATGGAAGAAGGCACAGAAAGAACATACCTTACAAGCCAACTTCTTGGAAGAGGCGCAACGGAACTTGGTGCCCTTCTTAATACAAGCGCAGAAGATACCGAGGCTATGCGCCAAAGGGTGCATGAACTTGGTGGAGTAATGAGCGATGAAGCTGTTAAAGCGGCGGCGGCTTATCAAGATTCATTACAAGATATGCAAACCGGCTTTGATAGCTTAAAAAGAAATTTGGTATCTGAATTTTTGCCATCTATTACCGGTGTTATGGATGGATTGACGGATATATTTGCCGGAGATTATGAAAGTGGATTAAGCAAGATTTCAGATGGTGTGCAAAGCCTTGTAACCGGAATATCAGAGCAATTACCAAAGGTTGTTGAAGTTGGTTCTTCTATTATTGAAACATTGGCAACAGCAATCATAGATAATTTGCCAACTATCTTTGAAGCCGGAATGAATTTAATATTGCAACTTGGAATGGCTATAATTGAGAATTTGCCAAAATTGATTCAAGTGGGATTGCAACTTATTACCACTTTAGCGCAAGGAATTGTTGGGGCAATACCGCAGATTATACCGGCAATAATCAATGTAGTAACAGAGATTGCAAGAATCCTTACAGACCCAGGAACATTAATACAACTTATAGATGCGGCAATACAAATTGTTGTTGCAATTGGGCAAGGAATTGTCGAAAATATACCATCACTACTTCAAGCACTTGGTGATTTAGTAAATGGAGCAATGGAGTTTTTGACAAATAGTAATCCGGAATTTATGCAAAAGGGCGTTGATATGATTATGAATCTTATCAATGGATTTGTTGAGAATTTGCCCCAAATAGTTACTATGATTGCACAATTTATAGCGGCATTTGTTGCCAATATAGCCGCTAATCTTCCAACTATTATTCAACAAGGTATTGAGATAATTGCAAAACTCATTGTGGGCTTAATACAAGCTATTCCACAAATAGTTGCGGCTATCCCACAAATAATTGTATCTATCGTTGATGCTTTTGCTCAATATGATTGGTTGTCAATTGGTGTAAACATCCTGGAAGGTATTAAAGATGGTATTTTAAGTGCTGTTGGTGCTGTTATAGATGCCGCAAAAGAAGCCGCCGGAGCCATTTGGGATTCTATAACCGGATTCTTTGATATTCATTCACCATCTAAGAGAATGGCTTGGGTTGGTGAAATGTTGGATAAAGGATTGGCAAATGGTATTGATGCTTATAGTGGGCTTGTAGATAATGCCATTGGCAATGTATCTGATATTGCGGATATAAATGCAGAAACAAACATAAATGGAAGTGGTACAAATGGCACCAATATGGCAAACAATGTTATAATAAATGTATATGGGGCACCGGGGCAAGATGAAGAGGAAATTGCAATAAAGGTGGCAAATGTACTTAGGGATAAAGTTGTTTCAATAGGAGCAATGGGATGAACGATTATTTTGTTTTTAATGGTCTTTCTTCTTCAGATTGTGGGGCATATATAGTTGCAAGCGAACTTGACAATGCCCCACAAAGGGATGTTGAAAAAATAGAAGTACCTGGAAGGAATGGGAGCCTTATTATTGATAATGGGCGGTATAAGGATGATGAACAATCATACAATGGCATTATATATGATTCAAACAGATTTGATGAATATATAAGTGCATTTAGAAGCCTTATTTTATCTGATGCCGGCTATAAAAGATTGGAAGATACCTTTAAGCCGGATGAATACAGAATGGCTTATTTCAATGGCGATTTTTCACCCAAAACAATCCGCATGTGGAAGAAGATGGGTAAATTTGAAGTAAGATTTACATGTAAACCACAAAGATATTTAAAAATGGGTGAAAAAACAACCGATTTTACCAAGAGCGGAATTTTGTTTAATCCTTCTTCACAAAATGCAATGCCAATGATAAGAGCCTTTGGATGGGGGCAAATTAATATTGGCGATTATGGAATATATATCGGTCAAAATCAATTGCCTTATGTGGATATTGATTGTGAAAGAATGGATGCCTATTACAATAATATCAATTGCAATAATATGATTTCTTTAGAAAGTGATTTCCCTATCTTAAAACAAGGTGATACAGAAATTACTTTTGATAGAAGTATTACATTGTTGCAAATAGTGCCAAGGTGGTGGATGATATGATACCAACACTATATGAAGAATATGAAACCGAATATATATCAAATGGAATTGGGCGGTTATCTGATGCCATTTCTTGTGTAATAACACAGAATAAAGCCGGAACATATGAACTTGTTATGCAATATCCTTTAGATGGCATCCATGCGGAAGAAATAACAAATAATCGCATTATTTATGCGGTTCCGGAACGTGGTAAGAATCCACAACCCTTTAGGATAAGGAATGTTGAAAAAACACTTAATGGAAGAATGAAGGTAACAGCCAGGCATAATTGTTATGATTTGAATTATTATGCTTGTAAGGAATTTGGGCAAACCGATGTTGTACCATATCAAATCACACCGAGCCTTTATGATTCAAGCGATGATTTAATTGGAGTGCTTACGGATTTGATTATGTATAATGTTGAAGTTGGCACAACCAAATGGATTTTAACACTTGTTTATCCGTATGATGGTGAATATGCTGAAGATTTAACCATAGGCAATTTTATATTTGCACAACCGGCAATTGGTAGAGATTTAGTAATGTTTAATATTACTGAAGTAGAAGAGCCATTAAGTGCAAGTGAAAATTATGTTGTAAAAGCCCAAGCAAACATTGTTCCATATGTTCCAAGTGAATACAATAAAATGACAGTAACACAAGCACTTGGATATATAAAATCATATGCAGATTCCATCCAGGATTGCCCATTTACATTTACAGCCGCCCCAACAACCGCCGGTGATACTTGGGTAACCACACAAAGAACATTTTGGAGTGATGTGCCAAAGCCGGTTAAGCCATTGTTGCAAGGTTCTGAAGGAAGTGTTGTTGATGTGTTTGGTGGTGAATGGGAATTTGACCATTTTAATTGCATCTTGCATGAACAAAGGGGTTCGGATAATGGTGTACAATACCGATATGGCAAAAACATTACTTCCATAAATGAGAGAATCAATATTGATGAAATATATACACATGCATTCTCATTTTGGAAGGGCACAGCATCATCCTCAACCAACACGGAACAAGGCGAATATTATACTAAGATGGGAACTATTCTTAATATCTTAGATTTAGATTTTTCCGCAATGTTCCCCACACAAAGAACACTTATTATTGATGCATCGGATGATTTTGAATATGAGCCAACAGCACAACAGCTTGATGATTTCACCAGGAAATATGTTGCCGATAATTCATCCGGTACACCAACAGTTACAATCGAAGTTTCCATTGTTGACCTTGCAAATACAAAGGAATATGAGGATATAGCGGCACTTGAAGAAGTAAACTTGTATGATACAGTTACAATTGTATTTCCAAGGTTCGGAATCAATGTAAAATCAAAGGTAACAGAGATTGAATATGATGTTTTAAAAGAAAAGAATAATCATGTAATTATTGGTAATGTAACAACCAAATTAGCCAACATTATTGCTAAGAACAAAAGCGATATAATAAAAACCAAGGCTGATTTGAAGAAATGGGCTGATAAAGCCATGGAAAGAGCCACAGAAGCACTTGCCGGATGGAATGGCGGAAATATAAGGAAGAATTATAATAAATCTGACCATAAACAGCAATCCATGTATATAATGAATGCAGATAATATGCAAAGTGCCGGAAAAGCCATTAAATTTGATGGATATGGAATTGGGGTAAGCGGCAACGGGGCAGAAGGCAACTATACTTACATGGTCAATATGTCCGGAGGAGGGTTATATTTTACAGATTCCTTTGCCCAGGATGGTGATACAAATGCGAGTTTTTTGAAACGTGGTATTATAGTTAAAGGAAAGAGTTATTGGAATCTTAATAGTGGTGAAATCTATATTGAGCCTATTGGAATAAGAGTAAAGGGCACAGCCAATATTGAAGATAATCTTAATGTTACCGGTGATGCAAGTGTTGGCGGAAGTCTTGTGGTAGGGGGGTATGATGTGGCTGAATCATTAGATGGATTAGGTAATATAAACGATGCAATCGAGGATTTAGATAGAAGAGTATCAGCCCTTGAAGGACAGAATTGAAGAGTATAAAGGAGGGATAACATGGCAAGTTATATTGTAACGGATAGGATAAGAGTAAATATTGTTCATAGCTTTGCAGTACCACCAAGAGTAAAGTGTGAGCAATATGATGGTGATTATACAAAGCTAATTCAAGCGATTGTTTATAATGGTGATGTTTTGTATAACATTCCAAGTGCTGTTAGACGTATTGTTGTTTCCGGTTTAAAGCCCGATGGTAATGGCTTTTCTTATGATTGCACATGGAGCGGCAACACAGTTTCTTTCTCACTGATGAGGCAAATGACTGCTGTTAATGGTGATGTGCCATGTAATATAACAATGTTTGATTCAGAAAACAATCAAGTTTCATCGGCTGTTTTTGTTCTTGATGTTGAAAAAGCCGCTCTCCCTTCTGATGTCGTGGTATCATCTAATGATTTTCAGACTTTTGTTGATTATGTACAAGCGGCAAATTTATATTGGCAATACTCTAAATCTTATGCCGTTGGTAATACCGGTATTAGAAGCGGAGAAAATACTGATAATAGCCAATATTATGCACACCTTGCAAGGATGTATAATGGTGCCCCACGTAAAGCCGCAACAGCTAGTGCTATGACCGATGTTACCAAGATTTATGTATATGTTGGTTCAGAGAGTGGATATAACAATGGGCATTGGTATTTTTACAATGATTCCGAATGGGAAGATGGCGGCGTTTATAATGCGCAAGGACAGCAAACAGATACAGAATTTATAATACCCGGCATTGCGGCGGATGCGGAGGCTGTTGGCAATATATTAGGGCATGAAACGCTTGCTACACAAGCACAAACTTTAATTGGTGGAATTAATGAAATTGCTAATCAGCTTGTTACACCACAAATGTTTGGTGCTAAAGGTGATGGAGTTACAGATGATACAGCCGCTTTTACAGCTTTAATAGCTTATTTAGATAGCCTTATTACTTCAAGAAATATGCATGATTATAGACCTGGTGGATATAAAGGTGGTGTTACACTTCATATCCCAAGCGGTACATATATTTTAAGTGAGCCATTTGTAATACCATCTTTTATCAAGGTTGTTGGTGATGGAAATGATAGCACCTTTTTAAAATTTTCATCTAGTGAGTATGGTATATCATTAGATGGTAAACCATATAACGGCTTAAAAACATATAGTGGCTCTATTAGCGATATTTGTATTGTTATGGATGGCACTGGTATTGGTTTATCAAATGCCGAGCTATCTACATCTATAACAAATCAGAACACTATATCGGATGCAGAATTTTCTAATATTCGTATTACTAATGCTAAAGCTGGTGTACTAATACAAGGTGCTTGGAACTCTTTATTTGACCATATTGTCTGTGAGGGTTGTTCCTTTGGCTTTATCATGGATAGAAATGCGTTTGATGGTGGCAATAATAATAATAGGCTTATCAATTATATGGGTACAAGTTGTAAAAATTGCGGACTATGGTGTGGTGCAAGTGGCTTGTATACCGAAAATCTAAATGTTGAAGCCATAGGAAATGTATGGCAAGGGGAATACTCAGATGAAAATATTACAGTAAATGGTAAAACATATTCAACTGAAAATCCTTGTGCTGTATATATTACTGGAACTGTTAGAGCAGATTTTATATCACCTTGGTTTGAACGTATTACTACTGTTAATGAAAATATCAATACTTACGCATTTTTATTTGCTAACTTGGACTCTGATGCAAATAATTATCCATTAACACGTGTTACTATTGATTCTCCACATTTTAATAATGATGTGTATAGACCAATTAAGTGTGATGGTAGTGCATATTTATATGTATCTAAAGTGTTTAGAAACCTTGGAGATTATCCTTTAGCAGAACTGACGAATGTTAGCCCTTATGGTATGTATATTTTTAGAGATATGACACAGTATCAAGCTGATACAGTAACAGCAAGCCCCGTAGCAACTTATAATCAAATTATATTTGAAAATATAAGAGCAGAAATGGGTGTTACTGGTGTTATTAACACATACCTTAATAGTAATTCAAAGGCAACAGTAATTGATAGGTCGTATTACAAATATGCCAGCAATTCAGCTTACAACTGTGAGCAATATAAAGCATTTAATACAGGAATTAAAGCAATTAGCCATGTTACTAACAGTGTTGTCAATATGAAAGAATATTATGGTGACAGTAAAGCAATAGGCTTGCCATTAAATGTTGGTAATGTTCAAGTTTCAAATGGCACAACTACAGTTGATATAATCCACCAAACAGATAAAACAAACTATTGTGTTATGTTTATTGCCGAGGATGCCACAGCCGCACAAACATTAAAAGAGGGGTATTATATTTCTACAAAGGCATGGAATAAATTTACAGTTACATTTAATCGAGCATTTTCAGCGGATGCCACGTTGCATTATTTTGTAATGACTTCATAAAGAAAACAAAAGGGGCAACCACTATATTTTGTGGTTGCTTCTTTCCTTTTATGCTATAATTTGCTTAGATAATAGTTGATATTTTGAACATATGGGGGATTTTCTTATGGCAGAACCAAGTTATGTAACACAAAATGAATTTAACCTTGCTACAAAGAGAATAGATGAAGAAAATAAAAGGCAAAATGAGCGGTTGCAAAGCTTGGAAACAAATTATGCCATTGTAAATCAATTATCTATTCATATGGAGCGGCTTGCATCCAACATGGAGGCTATGGCAAAAGAACTTGCCAGGCAAGGTTTAAAACTTGATGATTTGGAAATGAAACCATCAAAACGATGGGATTTAATTGTTACATCAATCATTACCGGATTAGCCGGAGCCTTTATTGGATTACTGATTAAAGGATGGATGCTGTGAGAAAAAGAAAAAACAAGGTTCCTAAAAAGATTGATAAAATTGTAAAGGGCGTTTGCATCTATTGGGTAACATTTGTTGCGGTTGCCTGGATTACGTTTTGGGTAAAAGATAGTGTGCCGGATTCTCTTATACAATTTGGGCTTGGGGGTTCAGTATTAGAACTTGTAATGACGGCTTTAATTGAAATTGCAAGGGATAAATACAACAAAGAAGAAAATGAATAACATATGCCAAGGATAGTGATTTAAGGAAGAAGGTGGTTTAATTGACTTGGTTTTTAAACAATTGGAGTTTTCTTGTTGTTGTGGTATGTGCCATTGGGGCAATTGTTATATATCTCAATAGGTTTATTGCCCTTCCATCCGGCGAACAGCTTAACAAGGTTAAACAATGGCTTTTGTATGCTGTTATTGAGGCGGAAAAGCAATACCAGGGTGGCACCGGGGCATTAAAACTAAGAGCGGTATATAATGAGTTTTGCAAGGTATTCCCAAGCCTTGTGCCTATTATATCATTTGCGGTATTTTCCGAACTTGTTGATGAAGCATTGGAACAAATGAGGCATCTTTTAGAAACCAATTTAGATATTGCAAATTATATTGAGGGCGAGTAAATGAGTGTAATGATTTGCCATGCTTCAATAGATGAAAACGGAAGAGCCAAGGGCGGAAAAGCCGCCGACCAAACCGGAAAAGAAGTGTGCATCCGTACATGGTACAATAAGCCATGGGGATGTGTTATAAGGTTTAAGGATGCCAAGATGGCGGAAAAGGTTGCCGCTTGCATGGAAATGGCGGCAAAGAATAACCATATTGGCTATGACCAAAACCAAAGAAACACACTTCTTACCAAAGCCAGGAAATACAATTACAATGTTTCCAAGGTTGCGGAAGATTGCGAAACGGATTGTAGTGCCCTTGTATCTGTTGCTTGCATGTATGCCGGCATTCCGGAAAGTATGCTTACACTAAATGGAAATTGTGCCACAACAAGAACATTGCGCCCTATTCTTAAGGCATCCGGCGAAGTGGATGTATTTACAACACCACTTTACACATCCAAGCCGGATAAGCTGATAAGAGGCGATATTCTTTTAAAAGAAGGGGCACATGTTGCGGTGGTGGTAAAAGGGAATCAAAGCACAAAGAGCCTGGATGAAATTGCCAAAGAGGTAATTGCTCTTAAGTGGGGCACCGGCATTGAACGGAAACAGAGATTAAAAGCCGCCGGCTATAATCCGGAGGAAGTACAAAAAAGAGTTAATGAGTTGTTAAAATGATAGCTGATATTTCATTAAATCCATGTTATTATTCATGGTACAAAGGAGGGATAATTACATGGATGAAAAGATGATACCTTATATTGCATTTGAGAGTGCCACATCAAGGCAAGAGAGAACCATTAAGCGGCTATGGATATTGTGTTTGGTGCTGATAATAGCACTTCTTGGCACTAATGCCGGATGGATTTTCTATGAATCACAATGGCAAGTAGTAGAAACAACCACAGTTACACAAGATTTAGATGCGAGTGATGGCGGCGATGCTGTTATAAATGATGGGGTGCATATAAATGGCGAGAGCGAGGCAAACAGTAACTAAGAGCAAATCAAGGCAAAAGAAAACCGGCGGCAATTCCGGATATATTCAATGTAACATGTGTAAAGGTAGCGGAAGAATCCGAAATTGGCATAAGAACAAAAAATGATTGAGTATAGCAATTCAGAGATAACCAGGATAATCAATGAATATATCCATAATGAGCGCAACCGGAAATTGCTTTTAAGGCGTTATGTGGATGGCGTAACTTTGGAGAGATTAGCGGAAGAATTTGATTTATCGGTTAGGCAAGCAAAGAATATAATATACAACAATGAAGATGTGATATTTAAGCATCTAGGTAAAGGAAAAGAGCAATGAGTGATAAGCCCATTGCTCTTTTTTGCGTATTTCTATGATTTATTTGGAGTGTTGTGGGGATATGGAAGGGGGATTCCATAAACTTATATTTATTATATCATAAAATTCTCTTTTGTTAAGTAGTCAATAATTGCCCATTTATTTCCTTTTATGGGCACTTTTCCCAACCTAAAATTGAATCATGGATATTGTAAGAAATAGTGTAAATAGATTGGTTAGTATCGGATATGGTGATGCCGAGGCATGGCGCATAGTTAAGGACTTTTTGAAAAATTACTATGGCTCAAAGGAACTAACCGAATTTATCGAAGAAAAGGAAAAAGAGAATGTGGATAGAATACAATCCAAGCCCGGTAGGTGCCCGTGTGGGGGATTGTGCGGTTCGTGCAATTGCAAAGGCTCTTAATACAACATGGGAAAAGGCATATTTACTTTTAGTTGTTAATGGCTTTGCTATGGGAGATATGCCAAGTGCAAATAATGTAATAGGCTCAGTATTAAGGCAACATGGTTTTAAAAGGGCAAATATACCAAGCGATTGCCCAGATTGTTTAACAATCAAAGAATTTTGCAAAGATAATCAACGAGGAATATTTGTAATTGGAACCGGAACACATGTTGTTGCTGTTGATTCCGGAAATTACTATGATGCATGGAATAGTGGAAATGAATATGTTTCTTATGTGTGGTATTTGCAAAATCCACCTATTTTCTATATATAGCACATTTCTTTAAAAAAAGGAGGCTTTAAATGGCTTATAACAATTTCTATCCACAGTATTATCAACCAATGCAAAATCAAGCATTTCAACAGAACTATCCACAAAATCAAGCATTTCAGCAACAACCACAAAACTATCAACAACAGAACATGGCGCAGAATATGCCACAGAATCAACCGCAAATACAGAATGGCGGATTTATGCAGATTCCTACCGAGGAAATGGCAAGGAGTTATCCGGTAGCACCTGGAAATTGCGTTACCTTCAAGATTGAGGGCAAACCGATTGTAATGGAAAAATCTATGGGATTTTCACAGCTTGAAGCACCAAGGATTGATAGGTATAGACTTGTTCGTGAAGAAGATGCCCCAAATGAGCAAAATTTGCCCCAAAATGAGCCAAAAAATAATCCAACAGAGAATGAAACCATTAAAGGGTTAAAAGATGAAATAAAGGCTTTAAATGAAGAATTAGAGGATGTTAAAAAGCGGTTACATGAATTGGAGGATGTGGGAGCATGAACAACATAAATCAGATTATGAACATGTACCAACAGTTGAGAAGTAATCCAATGCAATTACTTGCAAAGCGCTTTAATTTGCCCCAGGGCATGAACATAAATAATCCAAATGATATTATTCAGCATCTTCTTAATACCCAGCAGATTAGCCAACAGCAACTTAATGCGGTTGTTGGAATGAGAGATAATCCATTGATTCAACAGCTTATGCAAAGGAAATTCTAAAGCTATTAAGGCAAGTGCGCATAGCCTTGATATACCGGTTATCCATCAAGTGAGGGTAGCCGCTAACCTTATCAATTAAAGGAGGAAAAATTATGGCATTAACAGATGATAACAACGGACTTGGAGCAACAATGCTTGTTAGCCCTACCAACGGAGTGCCTTACTATGGCGGAAACATGGGCGGAGGCTTTGGAAACGGCTTTGGCACAGATTGGGGTTGGATTATATTACTTCTTCTCTTTGCCGGAGGCGGATGGGGAAACGGATTCGGCGGTTATGGCGGCGGACAGCTTGGCTATGATTTCCCATGGCTTATGAACGGACAGCAAGGCATTAACAACAATGTTTCTGATGGATTCCGTGATGCACAGCTTCACGATTCAGTAACATCGGTTCGTGATGGTATTTCAGCACTTTCCACACAGCTTTGCGGATGTTGCGGCGATATTCAGAACAGCCTTTGCAACGGCTTTAATGGTGTAAACATGAGTGTAAACAATGCGCAGAATGCCATTGCACAACAGCTTTACACAAATCAGATTGCCGACCTTAACAGAAGTTTTGATGCACAGACCGCAACAACAGCCGGCATGAATGCCATTGGCATGAGCCTTCAGAATTGCTGTTGCGAAAACAGAGCCGCAACCGCTGATTTGAAGTACACAATTGCAACCGAGAATTGCGCCGATAGAGCCGCACTTTCCGATGGTGTAAGAGATATTATTGCAAATCAGACCGCAAGCACACAGAGAATCCTTGACCAACTTTGCCAGGATAAGATTGATGCAAAGAATGATGAAATTGCACGACTTAGACAGGAAATTTCAATGAAAGACCTTGCGGCTTCACAAGTGGCGCAGAACGCATTTATTCAGAATGGATTTGCGAATGAAGTAGACCAACTCTATAATCGTTTGTCAAATTGCCCAGTTCCTACAACTCCGGTTTATGGTAGGACACCTATTTTCACATGCAATCAGAATCAGTGCGGATGCGGATGTAGCGGAAACACCTTTTTTAACTAAGGAGGTGTGCTATGGCAGAATATGTAACGACAACAGATGCTTTAGTTGCTCTTAATGGCACTATTCCATTTAGCGGAGTTTCTATCCCATGCAATACCGGAAATGTTGTTCCGCTTGCGGTTGGGATTCTTAATCTCAAAGGTAGCACATCCGGCAGATTCGCAAGATACAATGTAAGGGTGCAAGCAAATGTACAGATTCCGGAGGGTGGCGATGTAACACCAATTGCAATCGGAATTGCAATCAATGGTGCGGTTATTCCGGAAAGCGTTGCAATTGTAACACCGGCGGCGGCTGAAGAGTATTGGCACATTAACACAAGTGCGGTTGTAACAATCCCTTGTGGATGTTGTGCGACAATATCGGCGGTTTATGTTGATGGTACGGAAGATGATGCGGCAACAACACCAACACCATCCATCCAGGTACGCAGAAATGCATCTATTACAATTGAAAGAGTTGCATGAGGAAAGGAGGGCAAAACATGGACGCACTTTATGATTTAAAGGACAAATTATGTCAAGAGTTGGAAGAATATGGCGATAAAGAACTTTCAGCCGGCTCATTGTCAACAATTGATTCCCTTGCGCATACAATCAAGAATCTTGATAAAATCATCGAGAAATACGAAGAAGATGATTATTCCGGCGCTTATGATGGCTCTTACGATGATGGCAACATGAATAGAAATATGAATGGCACATCACGAAGATATTCTATGCGTAGATATTCCGGAGCAAGAGGCGATGGAAGAGGCAGAGGCAGAAATGCAAGGCGTGATTCCATGGGCAGATATTCAAGGGATGGCAAAATGATGGCGCAAGAATTAAGGGAACTTATGGAAGATGCGCCGGATGAAAGAATCAAAATGGAACTTCAAAAAGTGATTCAGAAGGTAGAGAATATGTAATATGATTACGGAAAAGGATTTAAGGGCGGCAATAGCCGAATGCCAGGGCGCAAGAAACCCAAATGCGAATACATGCATAAAATTGGCGGCATTTTATACCATCTTGAATAATCTTTATCCGGAGCAAAAGGAAGAGCCGGTTGATGTAGGTTATTCCATTATGCCATCATATGAAGAGTATGTGCCCCAAATACGAGCCGGAAGTGAGTTTATGGATGTTTGCTCACAAAAGCCCATAACCGATGTATTAGAGGTGCTAGATGAACATATGGAGGCAATCAAACTTCTTTACCCAAAAGAATATGATTCTATCATTGAGAAAATCAAAGAGATTTAGGAGGCTAGAAATAGCCTCCTTTTCTTTTTATTTAAAAATACATCAAATAATAGTTGACAATCCTATAAAAATAGTTTATATTATAATCAACAAATGATTTAGGAGGGCAACAAGATGAAGAGATATAGAGTAGAATTTGAATTTATGTATAGAGATCCGGAAATATCTGATGGCAAGTACCACATAGATTACTTGGATAACAATGGTGAGGGATTCACATTACAAGAGGCGGAGGATGTTGCCAAGTTTGTGAGAGCAAGTGAAATTCTTTATATAAAGTGGGCTGAAGTGGTAGAAATGGAGGGATAACATGTTTTGGATATACGATACTAAGGAAAAGAGAACAGCAACAAGAACCGGATGGAGCATCAGATGCAATGCCGAAAGAGTATGCCAGGCAATGAACATTAAGCATGAAGGCATTGAAGAAGTTGATAAGCCGGCAAATGAAAGAAGATTCATAATCAAGGAGGCATGAAATGAAAGTGGCTATTGTAAATCTTCATGGAATAAAAGATGGCGATAAGGCATATTATAGGAAACTTGGGCTTTGCTATGATTTTGTATCTGATAAAACTATTTCCGGAACGGAATTGACCGAAGCGGAAGCCATTAATGTTTTGAATCATAAAGACTATTACTTGAAAATGTATGGTGCTGAAAAAATGGTGATTGAATCATAAGGAGGCATGAACATGGTAAGAATGTATGGCAAATATAAGTGTTGTGAATGTGGTGAAATATTCCGGGAAAGTGAAATAAAGGTGGTGGAAGAGAACCGGGGAGAGTTTTGGGGATTCCCTTGCACCGAAAGAATGCATTATAGCCCTTGTTGCATGGCAAGTTTTGAAGAGGCTTATGAAGATGAAGAAGAATTGATTGATGAATAAATTTAAGGTTGTACATCATATCAATCAATAGTATAATAGGTGATAGGAAGGAGGCGAAACACATGGAATTAAAACAGTATTTAGAAGAACATGGAGTGAATCAGCAAGCACTTGCAAGGGAATTAAACATTTCCTACCAGGCTTTATATGTTAAGCTGAAGGGCAATGGCAATTTCTCAATCAAGCAAGCCTTGAAGATTAAAGATTTTCTTAGGCTAACATGGGATGAATTTGTTAAGTTTTTTGGTTGATATGGAAGGGGATTTCATGAACGTATTTGAAACATTGAATAATGCCAATGTAAATGGGCATACAGAAGAGAAAAACGGATTAACATATTTATCATGGGCTTGGGCTTGGGCTGAAGTAAAAAAGGCTTTTCCGGAGGCAAATTACACTATTGAGAAATTCAATGGATTACCATATGTGTATGATGAAAACACCGGTTACATGGTTTATACAACAGTAACCATTGAGGGCATCACGCATGAAATGTGGTTGCCGGTTATGGATGGAGCCAACAAGGCTATGAAAGCAAAGCCATATACTTACACTGTAAAAAGGTATGGAAAAGAAGAAGCAAAAACAGTTGCCGCCGCAACAATGTTTGATGTAAACAAAGCCATTATGCGGTGCCTTGTAAAGAATCTTGCCATGTTTGGGCTTGGGCTTTATATATATGCCGGAGAAGATTTGCCGGAAGTGGAACAGAATGCAAATCAAATGGCATATCCTTCCAAGGATGAAATGCTTAAAGAAGTATCAAAGAGTTATCCGGAAGGTTCCAAAAACCTTGCCGCCCTTCTTGGAACTTTTGGTGTGGATTCTTTGGATAAAGCAACTGATGAAATGTTAATGGCGGCATATAACAAGGTACATAAATAATGGAAAAGATAACCGGAACCGCGCTTGATATAGTCACATTCTTAATGGGTGATAATGCTGATAAGAAGGCATTGTATGATTTATCCTTACATGAAGAAAAAAAGAAACGCTCTTTGGATTCTAACGCATATTTTCATGTGCTTGTTGCTAAATTAGCACAAGCACAGAATCCGCCCATAAGCAAAGCCAGGTGCAAAAATATGATGATTGCCGATTATGGGCAAGAAGAATATATTGATGGGCAAATAGTAGTGCTTAAAAGCAATCTTCCGCCGGAAAAAATGTGCAATGTGGAATATTTGCATACATCATGTGTGAAGATTACGGAAGAAAATGGCAAGGAAGTGTACTTTTACAAGGTGTATCGAGGCACCCACACTTATGATACAAAGGAAATGGCAAAGCTGATTGATGGAACCATCCAGGAATGTAAAAATGTGGGAATTGAAACAGCCACACCCAAACAGATTGAAGAAATGCAGAGGCTTTGGGAGCAACATTATTTGAATAAAAAGGAGAATAACAAATGAATTTGTACGAGATTGAAGATGCTATTTTGGATTGTGTTGATACAGAAACCGGAGATATTCTTGATGTTGAAAGATTGGATGCCCTGGAAATGGAGCGCAATGCCAAGATTTCCAATATTGCATGTTGGATTAAGGATTTAAGAAGTGATGCCGCCGCTATCAAGACGGAAAAAGATGCTTTGGATAAGCGTATGAAGGCTAAAGATAATTTGGCGGATAGATTATCAAGTTATCTTGAAAACTTCCTAAATGGGGCAAAATTTGAAGATTCTAGGTGTGCTATATCATACCGCAAGAGTGAATCAACAGAGATTGCGGAAGATTTGGATTTAAATACATTGCCGGATGATTGCAAGAAAATCACAGTAACCGCCAACAAAACAGCAATTAAAACCGCTTTAAAGAGTGGTGTGGTAATTGATGGATGCGCCCTTGTTGTAAAGAACAATATTCAAATCAAATGAAAAGCATAATAACCGATGATGATAGGTGCTTTATACACCGAATTTATTTATGTATAGATATTCCAGGAACAGAAGAACATCATTGCATACATGGCTTTGCTAATAGAAAATTGGCAGATGAAGATGGTTTAACAGTTAAATTGTGCCATACATGCCACCGGTTATTGCATGATAAAGGGTATCACGATAAGGATTTACAAAGATGGGCGCAAGAATCTTGGATGGAACATTATGGGAAAACCATAGATGATTTCATAAAAAGATATGGCAAATCATATCTATAACGTAACTACTCTTTGAGGTAAGGAATTTATCACAGAATCAGACCAAATGAGAGCCAATAAAATCCGGGTGATGCAAGTTGCCGGCAAGTTAGAAAACCGACTTATTTTGGGCACAGTTGCAAAAATCACCAAAATATAATTTACCTTGGCAACTTAATTCATCCGGTGGAAGGAGGGATATGCATATTACAATTCCACTTGCGCCGATTAGCAAAAAGAATCACTCTCGCATTATTTGGAATAAGGCAACAAAAAAGCCAATGATTATTCCATCAAAGCAATATAAGGATTATGAAAAGGCATGTGCGGAATATATACCAAATGTGCCTTTTAATACATATGATTGCCCGGTTAATGTATGTTGTATATTTTATATGCCAACACGGCGCAAAGTTGATATTTCCAACTTATTAAATGCTATTCTTGATTTATTAGTACATTATGGTGTAATATTGGATGATAACAGAAATATAGTTTATTCGGTTGATGGTTCAAGGGTTTTGTATGACAAAAACTTTCCGAGAACCGAAATTGAAATAACAGAAATCGAGGATGCGGAAATATGGGTAAAAAAATAGACCTAACAGGGCAAAGATTTGGTAGGCTTGTTGTTATTGAAGAATCAGAACTTCGTAATAGTAGCGGTAATGTAAAGTGGAAATGTAAATGTGATTGTGGGAATATTACTTTTTCAAATGGGTATGATTTAAGAAAAGGTGTTGCGCAATCATGCGGATGTTATAATAGAGATTTGGTAAAAAAAGATAATCCAAAATATAAAAGACCATTATATTATATTTATCATTCAATGAAATGTAGGTGTTACAATCCAAATGATAGAGCATTCCATAATTATGGAGCAAGGGGAATAAAAATTAGTGATAAGTGGAATACATATGAAAAGTTTGAAGAATGGGCATTAGACAAAGGATATAAAAAAGGCTTATGGCTAGATAGAATTAATAACGATTTGGATTATTCGCCGGATAATTGTAGATGGGCAACACCTAAAGAACAGCAAAACAACAAGCGAACTAATCATTATATAACAATTAACAACGATACAAAAACGATACAAGAATGGGCTGAAATATCCGGAATAAAACCCATGACAATAACAAGAAGAATTGAATTGGGATGGAAAAATGAAGATTTATTAAAACCGGTAAATGCCAGGTATAGCCATCCTTTAGAAATAAAAAGAGCAATGAAGAGTTGTAAATTATAAACTAATCATTTATAATGTGATATGTGATTGGGTAAATCATGTGCATATGCCTTGTTTGGTACTCGCACTACCGGCAAGGAGTAGAGAACTAAACAAGGCGATTAAAAGCCACTAGGATGCAATGTGCGAGATTGCATCTTGGTGGTTTTTTATTACCAGTTGGAGAAATGGGGAAATGGCAATTTATAGAAATGTGCAAATGGCTTTTTGGAATGATACAAAAATTGCTGATGATTTCACAGCAAAAGAAAAATATTTGTATTTGTATTTGCTAACCAATCCACATTCAAATCTATGTGGATGCTATGAAATAAGCATTAGCCAAATGGCATTGGAAACAGCAATAGAGAAAAAAGAGATTCCGGAACTTATTTCCAGGTTACAAGATGCGCACAAAGTAATTCTTTTTTCTAAAGATACAAAAGAGGTTCTTTTATTAAATCATCATAAGTACAATTGGACTTCTTCAGAGAAATTTAGAAAACCATTAGAAAAAGAAATCAATAGTGTAAAAAATGAAGGTTTTAAGGCTTATCTATTGGATTTATTTAATGGTATTGATACTGTATCTATACCGTATCAATATGGTAGCGATACAACTGTTTCTGTTTCTGATACTGTTACTGATACTGTTTCTGATACTGAAAAAGAGAAAAAGCCAAAAAAGCAAACTGAACCTAAAGAATCTTATGGCGCACTTGGAAATGTAAAATTGACGATTAAGCAATATGAAAAATTGATTGCTGATTATGGTTATGAACTTACTGAAAAAGCCATTGTTTTTTTGGATGGTTATATAGCGGATAAAAAATACAAATCATCGGATAACAACCAAGCATTGCGCCGGTGGGTGTTTGATGCTGTTAAGGAGCAAGAACAGAAAAGAGCCAGGATTGCCGGAAATAATAAGCAATCAAATTATGATGATGCCATGCAAAGATTTTTGGCAAAAGGAGATTAAGGATGCAAAGAGAAGAGATTGCAAGTGTGCTTAATGTAATCCGTGATACATATGATGTGAACTTTACGGAACTAACCATGGAAGTTTGGTTTAATGCTCTAAAAGAATTTGATTTTGAGGATGTAAAAAAGGCAACCTTCCAATATATCCGCACCGGAAAGTTTAAGCCAAAACCGGCAGATATTATAGAGTTGATTGTTGAGAATAAAGCCCCACAGATGCCGGAAGAAATGAGCGCACAAGAGGCATGGTCTTTAGTATATAAGGCAATATGCAATAGTGCATATAATTCCATCCAAGAGTATGAGAAGTTGCCGGAAATGGCAAAAAAAGCCATTGGAAGTGCTGATAATCTAAGGAGCCATGCAATTGATGCGGATTTCAATATGGGTGTGGCACAAAGCCAATTTATAAAGGCGTACAACACTTTATTGGAGCGCAAGAAAAATGATTATGCCATGAGGCTTGAAGCTGTTAAGCGTGGTGATTTGTCTATTGAGCAATTAACCCAGGGTGTTATTGAGAAAATGGAAAATAAATTATTGTTAGAAGAAAATATAAAATAAGTGTTGACAATCCTATAAATAAAGTTTATTATAATATCAACAAGTAATTTATAGGAGGTATAAACATGGAACTTTTAGAATTATGGGATTTATCAAGAGTACCGCTTTTTGATATGGATGCACCTGGATTTTATGAATTGGCAAGGCTTGAAGCATTTGATAAGGATATATGCAAGATTCCGGGATATATGCCAATTGAAACAGTTTTAAAGTATAAGGATGCAGAGGTTGAAGAAATTTCATGGCATAATTGCGGCATAGCGGTTAGATTTTACAAGGGTGATGAAGATGAAGCATAACATGATTAAAAGGGGCATTACAATCAAAAATAAAAAGGGATTATACATTGTTGCTGATGTCGATACAATAGATGGCTTTGCCATCATCCGAGAGATTATGAGAAATAAAAAGGGTGAGATATTTTATGGCAAGAATATCTTCATAGGCTTAAAGCAATTGGATGATTATGTGGTTGTATAAGGAGGGCGAAAATGTTTGATAAGCAAGAAAAATTAGTGGAGTTTTTTGAAAAGCATGGCATTGAATGCAAATGGATAAACCATGATAAGTACGGATTCAGCCGGCGTTTAATATTCACGGCAAAAGATGCGGTATGTGAAATTGAGTGGTTTACCAATTATTCAACAATAATCCTGGATGGTGTGGCACATTATTGGTTCGATAAGATTGATGATTCAAACACATATCCATGTGAAGGTGATTGGCTTGAATTTAAATTTGGCAATGAAGAGCATGGGTTACATGTAAGGGTTAAATAAAATCCGGAGGGCGGAGAAGTGAAAAGAGTTTTGGCATGGGGAATAATTTTTGCATATTTGGCTTTTTTAGGCGTTTTAATTTATCCGGCGGTAAATTCTTCAACAGAAATAAAAGAAGTGAATTTTGAGCCGATAGAAAAGCAAATCGAGCCATCCAAAGAGATAAACGCACAAGAGATTATGGATGAACTTGTTACGGAATCCCAGGAAGAGCGGATAAAGGGATTTGAGATTACATACGATGAAGCCCAAATGTTAATGAAGATTGCAATGGCTGAAGCGGAAAGTGATGGCATCCAAGGCAAAGCAATGGTAATGGCGGTTGTTCTTAATAGGGTGGAAGATGATAGATTCCCGGATAGCATTGAAGAAGTAATATTCCAGGAACATCAATTTTCACCAATATCCGATGGAAGATATGCAGAGGCACAACCGGATGTGGAGTGCCACTTGGCTTTGGCTGAAATTGAGCGAGGCGAATATGATACAGTTGATGCCTTATATTTTGAGAATGCGGAAGAAAGTTGGCAATCAAAGAATTGCGAATATCTTGGAACTGTTGGGCATCACCGGTTCTATAAGTGAGGCAGAATATGAAATGCAATAAAGATTGTTTTAATTGCACATATAAAGATTGTGAATGGGATGAAAGCAAACTAAAAGACCGGAGCCAATACCACCATGACCGGTATATGAAAAAGAAACTTGGAACATGGAATAACACATGCCGGTTTTGTGGAAAAGTTGTTAAAGGTGAAATGATTAGGATTCACAGCAAGAATTATTGCTCAATGGATTGTGTTTTATGCCATTTGTATGAAATAAATGAGCGGTATATGAGAATTGTTAATGTATGAACTACCATCACCGAAAACATCGGAAATGATTTCTACAATACCTTGCGGTATAGTAAGGCACATTCACAGTGCCGCTACTCCGTTGGGCAAAACCCTTCGGCATACTTGAAAATGTTATTTGATGCGCTTGCGGCGCTTGGGAACTAACACCTTGTATATTTTACGTGCTATAGGTTCTTGGTTTTTTAGATTCATGGCACAACTCCATATATACAGTTTTCAAGGTTCCAATTATGTTATTCTAACACGAACAATTGTTTGCGTAAAGCTGAATTTTATAATGCTAAAATGCCGCCGGCGGCTTTTGGTCCATCCGGATAGATACTAAAAAATAAGAAAGGAGAATCTCCCTTCAATTTGATAGTGTAAAACCACTATCCGGATGGAAAATATAAAAGGTTGGAGTGAAAATAATTTATTTAATATTATTGGGGATTTTGATTTGGCTTTATAGCCGGGATTATTAGGAGGATTCTAATGGGAATGACAAGAGAACAGATATTAGAGATTCTTGAAAACTATAAATTGCGCATACCGCCAACAGTTTTCTATGAATTAAAGGCAGATATTGTGAATTTTGAAGAGCCAACTACTAAGAATAATTTAGCGGTTGATTGTATGTCAAGCAAGATTGCAAAAGAAATGAATCTTGAAGTTGCAAACATGAAGAAAATTGTGCAAGCCTTATCCTCAGTAACGTCAACAAATAGAGAGTGCGTTGATTGTATATCAAGGGCAGATGCTTTGCGTGTGGCTAAAAATGAATATTTAAGAGGTTGGCATAATGCACTTTGCAAGGCATTGAGTGAAAAATATTCAATTCATTGTGAAGAAGGCAATTTTAGCGTAATACAAGAAGAAACTATAACAGGGTTAGGACTATCAATGAATTGTGCATTAGGTAAAGATGCTGAAAGCTATATGAGCACTATGCCCTCAGTAACACCACAAGAGCCAAAGACAAGGCATTGGATAAAAATCAAACCATATCCTTTACAGATGCACAACTACGAATGTAGTGAGTGTGGTCATGAAACAGATGATAATACAGAAAACTATTGTAGCGAATGCGGGGCAAAAATGGAAAGCGAGGGATAAATATGGCAACATATGAAATCACAGCAGAATTGAATCTGAAAAAGATTATTGCAGAATCAAGGGAAGTTGCACAAGCCTTAAATGAGTTTGCGGATAATCTTGAACGGATTGAAAAGAAGTATGCAAAGCCACAGGAAAGTGAGGCAGACAATGGGAATAACAATCAACATAACTGAGGGCATCAACGACTATGAATTTTATAATGTGCCGAAAAAAGTAGCAAAAGCAATAATTACACTTCTACATGAGTGTGAGAAGGAAGATAGCACTATTGTTTCAGCTATCAGTGAGAGGTAGAAGATGAAAATGACGATTGAAGAAAGTCTTGAATGGCTTATATCAAGAAAAGAACACTATGAAATGGATGATAATTGTCAAGAATTAGCGAAAGCCTTAGATATAGCTATAGATACCATGCGTAAGTATCAGAAGATAAGAGAAATAGCTTTTCCATTACAGTTTTGTTCAACAGACAAACTTGAGCATGAAGCTATTATGAAAATATGTGAGGTATTAGAAGATGGGAATAGTAATTGCACATAGGCGTTGTCCTAAATGTGGTTGTAAATGTTTTAGAAATATGAATAGGTGTTGGCATTGTGGATATAAGTTTAGACGAGGGGAATGAAAGATGGGAATGTCGATTGAGAAAGCAATAGAGATAATAAACCATTATTTAGATTATCCCAAAGAAGAAGTAAGAAAAGCCTTATTAGTAGCAATAGAAATCATGCGCAAGTATCAGAAGATAGTCGATATAGTTTCCTTGAATGATGAAGAATTTAAACAATGTGGGTTAAAGGAATTAAAGGAAATATTGGAGGTTATAGCTGATGGTAGGAATTAAAAACTTTGTAATGCCATATAATTGCTATGATTGTGACCTACACAATTATCATGAGTGTGATTTTACAGGAGAGTCAATAGAAGAGGATTATTGTTGGAACGGAGATAGCAGAGAAAAGCATTGTCCTCTTAGAGAAGTAGAAGCAATTCCAAAAGACCAATACGAAGCAAGATTAAAGGCTGATATGGTGGCTATGCTTACAGAGTTACAGTTGGAGATTGAGGAATTAGATACACCGAATAATGGTAGTGCCTATATGGATTGTTCAGAGATTATCCAACAGAAAATAGACAGTTTGAAAGGGGCAGACAATGACAGTAAAAGATCTTAAAGAGCAGTTAAACAATTATCCTGATAATTTGGAAGTAATACTCACAAATGATGATGTTTTTCTGCCAGGGTTATACAAGGCAACCGAAACAAGGCAAGAAGACGGATATTTGTATATTGATACGGATTTTGAAGAGAGGATTTAACATGAAGCATTAAATTTGTCCAGGAAGTCCGACTTCCGGTTAAAAAAAATAAAAAGCCCTTGGGAGCTATCTCTCAAGGGTATTATTTTTGTCCTATTAAGTTAATCAATCCATCCAGAGTATTCTAAAACTGTTATTTGATCGTCTGTTATAGTTTCCGGTGTTCCTGAGTTATACATGATTGCTGCAGCTATATCGTTTATTTGCCAGTCTTCGCAGCCTTGCCAGGTGTAAACCATGCCGGTGAACGTCTCAAGATAAACAATGTCATTTGTCCGGTCAATGTCCGTCACTATAAAAGTTTGTGGATATATTGAATCTTCGCCGCTTCTCTTGGCTTTTACTGTGGTGCTTGTCATAACTAAAATGCTGCTAAGTACTAACAATGCAAATATTATTCTTTTCATGGTGTTGGCCTCCTTAATAATTTAAAAAATCTCTCATTTGATTTGTTGTATATCCGGTAAGATCAGCAGTCTCTTCCTCAATCCGCCCGTTTTTCGTCCTATAGTAACTAATTGCAAAAATATGTCCGTTTTCTATAAACCAGGTCCCACAATGCAGATCAATCAATTTTGCTATTTGCTTATTTGTTAACTGTCTCATTGTTTGCCTCCAAAATTGCTAAATGCTTTTTAGCGGTCTTCAGTGTCATTGTCTTAGCATATGAATAATCATAGCTCCATTTATAACCATTTTTTGATGTGCTCATCAGGTATAAGCCCCATTTACCAGGAACGTCTGCGCCGGTTTGATGTATGACATATCCGTGACAGGTCTTTTCTAGTTCGTATTTTCTCATTTGTTGCCCTTCCTGCCGGTTTTAGGGTTGCCGGCGCCCTTTTCAATTAGTCCATCCTTACACAATACGGTATGCCGTAAATATCTCTTAAATCAGTGTTGAATGATCTGCAGTAGGCTTCTAGTTTTTCCTTTGTCTGTCTTATGTACTCCTTAACATATTGCATGTTGTCGATTTCGCTCTCTATCTCGAAAGCATTTCGGAGAAGCTCTTCCCGGTGGATCTTCAGCGATTCAATAATTTCATTTGCTGGAATCCTTTTTCCGTCCTTCAGTGCTTCAGTCTTGATGTATGCTAAATTGATTCTGTGGCTGTAGCCGTGGCGCTGGTATGTATAAATCTCTAAACAATAATCATTTTTGCTGCAAAAAACATTGTTTTCAGTTGCTTCCTTCAGGGCCTTTTCAAGTCTGCAATTATAAACTTTTCCGTCAAAGCTCTTAATGATCTGAGTTATTGTTGGAATATACTTTGTCGCTTCTCTGTAAGCTGTGGCGCGTTCCTGGGCTTCCTTGTTGGCTGCTTCTATATCTCCGTAAAATCTCATTTTGTCTCCATTCCTCCGGGAGTCTTTAGCTGCTCCCGGTCAGCTCGTTTTATGTCCTATTAGTAAGCTACTACAGCATATTTGTTATTGATTCTTTCAAGGATTTTGACGCCTTCAAAACCTAATGATTTATAATAATCGGCCTTATTCATGGCGCTTGTATAATCGTCTGCGAAGGGGTGCGCGTCCGGGCAATTGTCACACAGGAGAGCTTCTTCCTTTGTATAGCCGTCTGCGTTGCTTTTATAAAGCTCCATTGATGAAATATTGAAATATTTTGAGGTTGATTCAGGTTGTTCCATGATTCCGTGAAGTGTTAGCCCTGTTATCGGATCTTTATCTATAAAATAATAATCAACTTTTACTGGGGTGCCATTCTTGTAAATGTCGGCATAAATAGCATCATAGTGATAATGCCAGTCAATATTATTTTCTTTAAAAAGCTTTATCATGGCGCTCGCTGCGGTGTATGTGAATGTAAAAGTTAAGAAGTTCACCGGCTTTTCAACCTTTTCAATGATTCCAGCATCTAACCATGCGCGTGCTGTGACTTCTGATTTTTCAAGCGGCTGATATGCAAAACTTGCAGCAGTTCCGGCTTTTCTGTATTCCTGAAGATTGTTGTCTCTTGCGATCTGTTCAGCTTTTGCGGTATATACATAATTTGTTTTCATTTGTTTTTTCTCCTTTTCTTTTAAGTGGTCCGGGGCTTTTAAGTTGCCCCGGTTGATTGTTATTTATGCCAGTTATTAAATTTTTCGATTGCTTCGGCTCTTGTCTCTGCTATTATTTTGTCTTGGTAAAGGTCTTCGACTAAGATCCTACAAGATACCTGAGCAGGAAAATAATCGCTTGCGGGCCATTCATAATCTAAAATCAAACTTGCAAAGGCTCTTGACGCTATACATTCATTTTTTGGATTTAACATTTGTTTGTCCTCCTTGTTTTGTCCTATTAGGGTTATTTGGTAAAACCTTCCGCCGGTATCGGTCCGGTTGTGATTCTCTCCGGAAGGTGTGAAGGCTTTTAACCTTCAAGGGCTTTTTGCTGGTTCTCATATTGTTTGGATTCCCACATGTTGCGAAGGTCTTCCATGTTATAAACTTTTCCATTTCTCTTGTGGTATTCACCTTCGTGGAAGTACCAGGCCGCTTTTTTTGCTGAAAATCTAAAGTGTAATTCTTTTAGCTGATCCTTATATTCTTTTGTGTTACCTGTTACCCAGATCCAGAAACCAATCAGCTCAACTATGCAGCCGTTCATTTTTGTAAGTGTTCTAATCAGGTCGGCGAACTGTTCCGGTGTCTCGTCTGTTTCTTTTTCGTAAGTCTTGCCTTCATGATTCTTATGTACGTTCTTAAGTCTCTTAAATGCTTCCTGGTATTCTGAAAACATCTGTTTAAACTCTTCAGCGTTTCCGCCGTTGTCTGGGTGAAGATCCTTAGCTAACTTATGGAATGTTGCTTTAACCTCTTCAAGTGTTGTGCACTGTGCGAAATATCTTGTCATATCTTTGTCCTCCTATATGATTTATTTGGTTGGGTTGTTTGTTGTTTGGTTATCTTGTAAGTTAATAATAAAACGTAATGCACATTACGTCAATAAGCATATTTAACAAAATGCACATTACGGTTTTGTATATTTTGCATAATGTGCATTATGATTATATGGTGTTATATTATCTTTAGGCGGTAGCTTTTCCCCTGTTTTTATATAGAGGAGGCTATAATAAATGCTTTTATTTACTTATCAAGATATAATTCAGACTTGCTTATTATTAGTTGCTATCATTGGAATAATATTGAAGGTTAAGAAATAAAGACATTAAAAAACCGCCCCAAAGTTTGGCGACTCAGGCGGTTTTTTAATAAACTGTAACTGTTAACCAATAGGGGCGAAGCTATCGCCTCTTTGTAATAAAAATATATCATAATGTTAACAATTTTTCAATAAGGGGGTATTATATGCCAATAGATATAGAAAAAAGAAATAAGCGCCAATATGCTTGGGCCGTAGAAAATAAAGAGCGGCTTAATGTAATGCTAGACAAGGGAACCAGTGGAAGAATTGATAGTGTACTTACTGCCGGAGAAACAAGATCAAGCTTTATAAGGGAAGCAATAGAAAAAGAATTGTATTCTAGAGGATCAGAAAAGAAAATAGTAGTAGAAGATCCAGAGCTAAAAAATCAAAAATAAAAAACTTGTGGCATGAAGGGACAGAAAATGTATTATATTGATATTGTGAGAAAGTTAAAAAATCCCCCTACATTTTTTTAACTTTAGTTGATACCCTCAAAGGCTACACTTTAGAAAGCGGAACGGAAAGCAGCTAATAATATTTTATTAGTTGCTTTTTTGTTTGCACTGGTTCAGGTGCTTCCGTTGTTCAGGATCATCCGACCAGGAAAAGAGAAAAGAAGCAAAAGAGAAAAAAATTAATAATTGTATAAAAGAACTAAGGATATAAAACTATGGAAGTAAACAACAATATTAAAATTGATCCTGAAAAACTAAATAATAAAATTGCTGCTGATCTTCCAGAAGTAAAAAGAACACCAGATGGAAAAATAGATATAAAAGCCATTGCAATTGGTACAGATGAAAAAGGCCGTTACATTATACCGGATAATATATTTGATGCTTATTTAAAAGAATTGCCTCCGGGAACTGGTAACGCTTCAAAAACTTTTAGAGCTTACAACGGCGGCAAATTAGCACAGCTTGAAAATGATCCAGAAGAGGCTTCAAAGCGTGGAAAAGTTGGAGCACCAGCGAGTAACAAGACGCAAGCGACACGACGAAGTATTAAGGAAATACTTGAAGAATTAAGCAAAATGACAGTTACAGCGGAAGAAGCGGAAGAATACGGATTAAAAGAAGGTACAACGCTATTAGAGGCGGCGAACCTGGCACAGATCCGGCGAGCCATGAAGGGCGATACAAAAGCCGCCGAATATATTAGAGATACACTTGGAGAAAAACCCACAGATAAAATTGATGCTTCAGTAACAGCCCTAACACCTGAAGACAAGGAAATGTTAGAGCGAGTATCTAAAAGACTTCAGGAAGATCCGAAAGCATAACCCTAATAGGACATACCACAATATATTGTGTTTTGTTCAGGATCATATATAAAAGTGTTCGATTGAAATAGAGTATAAAATACTTGAAAGCTAGATGAATACTAGCGTTGAATGTATTTAAAAGTGTTCGATACTTATTCGCATAATTTAACATTTTGCGAAATAGTTTAAGACGATCAGTCGAAAGGTCAGAAGGTCAGAAGGTCAGAAGCCCAACGGCCCACAATATAAAACACGGATCATATATAGATGTATCTCTTTTTTATAGCGGTATATATAGCGGCGCTGCTGCAGATCTGCGGCGGTGGTGGGGCTACCCCTCCCCCATGCGCCCCAGTTGGCGAAATTTTTTTCGGGACTCCAAATGTCCACTACAAAATTTTTACCAAAAATGAAACTGTTAACACTTAATAATAGAGATAAACAAAATGGCTTTAAATCAGCTTATTCCGCAATTGAATAGAAGTAGTGTTCAACCTTGGAATAATAGTAATGCATTGACTATAAGAAAAGAGTTGGCGAATGTTCCGAGGATGGATGCTGAGTATGATTCATATTTAGATACATTGGTTAACTACAGTGCATTAAGCCCAGAAACATTGAGGATGTTGACTCAAATGGGAGTAAACAGACCTGAGACTGATGCAGTGCTTGGATATGGTGAAGATGATGCAAATGATGAATTAAACAGCATGATTTCGTTGTATAGGTATTATTTGGAGAATCTTGCCCCACAACGATAATCTTGGCATATTAAGTTTCCTTCAGGGCGTTTTGGTGTCAAAGCCAGGGCGCCTTTTAGCTTGTCATTTTTTGGTAAGCTCCTTTCGGATTGGGTTGGACAAGAGCGTGTCAAAGCGCTTTTGTCTATTAAAGTTTTGATGGAGCAAGGAACACTATTTCTTAAAAAATGGGTGGATGTGAACCTAGATGAAAACTACAGTGCTTGGAATAAGACTAAATGAATATCAGAGAGATAAGCTTAAAGGAATTGCGAAAGAGAACGGCGTTATTGAGGCTGAGCTTGTTCGTATTTTGTTAGATAGGCTTATTGAAGGAAAGATACAGATAAGAAACACTGCTGTTTTTGATGGTGCAGATATCAGTGGACTTGTAAAGCTGGCAGACAAAAAAGGAATCAGTGTTCAATTATTGATAGATGCAATTGTGGAGCAGTTGAATGAGTCTAGCGGAAATAAGAGATAAAGAAATAGAGTATTGTTCGCAGCATATTGTTTATTTTGTTGAGGAATATGGGCATATTGAGGATAGAAACAGCCCTGAGATAGTTGTTAAGTTCAATCTTTGGGATGAACAGAGACAGGCCCTTAAGGATATGCTGGCACATAAATGGACAATAATACTCAAAGCTAGACAGCTTGGTATTTCTTGGCTTGTATTGCATTATGCTTGTTGGCTGATGCTTACCCATACAGGAAGATCCATTATTGGACTTTCAAAATCAGAGACAGAGGCTAAAGAGCTTGTTCGTAGAATGGTGCTTATTCTTAGGAATATGAGGGCACTTGTCAGAGAAAAGACGGATAAGACAGGCTGGGATGGTGCTTGGTTTGATTGGAATGCCTTGTCGGTAACTATTCACTTTCCAGGTAAAAGCGATAGTACATTTCAGTGCTTTGCTTCTGGTGAGAATGCTGCAAGATCATTTACAGCGGACCTTATTATATTTGATGAATGGGCGTTTCAGCAATTTGATAGGTCAATTTGGACTGCTGCACTCCCGGTTGTAAATAGACCGCTTTCTGGTCAAGTAATAGGCGTTTCTACTATAGCAAGAGGCTCATTGTTTGAAGAGTTGTATACGACTCCAGACAATGGGTTTTTTAAGATATTTATTCCTTGGTATGCAGATCCTACACGTACACAGGAATGGTACGACAATACAATGAAGCTTTCAGGAAAAGCGGCTATGTGGGCTGAGTACCCAGCAACAGTAGAGGAAGCATTAGAAGTACCTGGTGGAAGATTTTTTGAAGAGGTTTCAGATAGTTCCATTCTGTCAGATACGAGGTTGACACAGAATATAGTCTGCTATGTGGCTATGGACTATGGACTGGATATGTTGGCAGCTTATTGGATTATTAGGGATGTATTTGGTAATTCTCAGATCATTCATGAAGAGCATGAGCCAAATTTGATTATAAGTGCTGCTGCCGACAGAATTTTAAGAGTCACACAGGAACTTATTGAAAGAGAAGAGATAACAAGGGTTGAAGATTATCTTGCACCGCCGGATTTATGGAATAGGTCACAAGAAACCGGTAAATCAAGGGCTATTTTGTTTGCTGAAGCCGGATTAAACCTTACAAAAGTAAACAATGATATGAAGGCTGGCTGTATGGCTATCAAGGAAAATACAGCGCATGGTGAAGGTCAGAAGTCAAAACTCACTATTTATAAGAATTGTGCGCCTAATCTTTTGAATAGCCTAAAGAAAATACAGCATGATGATAAAAAGCCTGACATATATGCTAAAGATCCCCATGATTTAACGCATTCTGTTGATGGACTTAGGTATTATTGCATCTTTTGGACGCATGGTGGAAAGGTTCAGAAAGAGAATAAACGTAAAAAATGGCGTAAAGATCAGTGGGAAGACTATAAAAACGCTAATCTGAAGGATAAACAATACCTAATTAGTATATGGGGAGAACCTTACTAATGTTCGAGAGGCTAAAAAGAATGATAAAAAAGAACATAGAAACACCTAAAGACGTATCAATGTGGGCTAAAAGGCTTGAATTTGCTAAAAATCAGTATAATAGCGAACTTAAGAACATGAAAACCTATGAAAAGTACTATGAAGGTACCAGGGATGTTCAGCCGGACGCTAATAGGGGTATTACACCAAGCAAAAAAGCCACAAATGTACGTAATATTGTGTATGAGCTGATTGAATCTCAGGTTGACTCTTCAATTCCTATGCCAAAGATTAGGGCCATTCACCCTGAAGATGATGAACTTGCCAAGAAAATGGAAAAATTTCTTGAAAACAAGGTAAAAACATGTGGTCTTACACTTGTAAATGATGCTCAGGAAAGAACAGTACCTATTATTGGTGGTGATTTCATGAGAGTTGAGTGGGATCAGAGAAGAGGTTTACATTCAGAAATTGGAGATTTAAAGATAACAGAGCTTCATCCTAAGAAAATAATTCCACAGGTCGGAGTTATTGATTTTGATGAAATGGATTACTTCTTTATTCAGGAACTAATGACAAAGAAAACTGTAAAAAGAGTTTATGGTGAGGATGTTTCTGATTGTGAGAATGATTATCCTGATATGACAGAGGACCTTGAAGGTGCTTCTACAAATGAAGATCTTGTAACTGTAAATACCGCATTCTACCGCAATGATGATGGTGGAGTCGGTATTTTTGTTTGGTGTGATTATGTAAAACTTCTTGATCTTGATGAATATGAGGCCAGATATCTTGATAGATGTGCTAAATGTGGCGCAGTTATGGTTAATGGTGTCTGTCCAGAATGTGGATCTAAGAAAGCCAAGAAATCTAAAGAGGATTATGAAGAACTGGTTGATGCTATTGAAGTCACTGTAACAGATGGTACAAAGCGTCAGATTCCGGCTGTAGATATTACTCAGGAGCCTATGATAGATGAAATGGGAAATCCTGTTCTTAATGAATTTGGACAGCCTCAGATGAAGGTGGAACATACTAAAAAGAAGATACCATATTATAGACCTAACATTTATCCGGTCGTTCTTAGAAAAAATATCACTGCTCAGAATAAATTTGTTGGTGGTAGTGACGTAGCTGTTGTAATAGATCAGCAAGATACTATTAAAAAGCTTGGAACAAAGATAAATGAAAAGTTGCTAAAAGGTGGCTCCTATATAACTCTTCCTGAAGGAATAGAAATAGAAAAAGATGGAGAAGAGCTAAATATTATCCGCTTAAGAAATCCAGCAGATAAATCTATGATAGATACGCTTACTCTTCAGCCTAATGTGCAGAACGACCAAAACTATTTGGAAATCAATTATTCCTGGGCGAAGTCCTCACTTGGAATTACAGATGCTTTCCAGGGTAAATATGATGCTTCTGCAAGATCTGGTACTGCTAAGCAGTATTCAATCAATCAGGCTGCCGGACGTTTGGATTCTAAGAGAACACTTAAAAATGAAGCTTATGCAAAGCTTTATGAGGTTATGTTTAAGTTTTGGCTGGCCTTTTCTGATAGTCCTTCTGAGATTACAAGTGTTAATTCTGAAGGAACTGCAGAACATGAGACACTTGATAGAAAAGAGTTTTTAAGGCTTGACAGTGCCGGTGAATTTTACTGGAATGATGAATTTATATTCGAGACTGATCCTACATCAACACTTATGCAGAATAGAGAAGCTATGTGGAATCAGACAGATATGAAATTACAGTCCGGTGCTTTTGGTCCTGTTGGTGATCTTGAAACAGCTAGAGCATATTGGACTATCATGAAGGCTAATGGTTATCCAAGTGCATCTGTTGTTTTGAATATTATAGAAGAAAGAATACAGAAACAACAGGAACAGGCTGCACAGATGGAAGCATTATCGGCTCAGCCTATGCCGGAGGAAGGAGGCTTGCAAGGTGAAATGCCCCTTATGTAATTCTGAAATGAGAATAAAAGCTACCGACTATGTTATGAATGAAGGAAAGCTTTTTACTAAGCAGATTCTTACATGTCGAAAAAAGGATTGTCCTAACAGTGGTAAAGATGTGAAGACAATCTACACACCTATGATAGTCTCTGAAGACGCTGAGGCTAAAGAAGAGGTTACTGCATCCGAATAGGGTGCTTTTTTTATACCTAAAATTCGCAGTGAATAGCGTAAAAATCCAAAAAAGAAAGGAATTGAATATGAAAGAAAAAGACCTTTTAGCTATGAATCTTCAGTTTTTTGCTGAAGGTGATGAAGCTGAGGCAGAAGGCGCAAACGAGACTGAAGCCGCCGATCAGTCACAGGAAACCGCTGAAGGTACTGAGACTGTTTCAAATGAAGGCGAACAGACTGAGGAAGCCGCCGAACCTCAAACACAGTCACCAGAAACCAACGCAGCGTTCGCAAATATGCGTAGACAGATGGAAGCAGCTAATAGAAGACTTGCTGACATTGATGCTATGTATGCGCAACAGTTCGGACAGTATACAAATCCTGAAACCGGACAGCCAATCAGGAGCGCAAAGGACTATATGGATGCTATGGCAGCCCAGCAGAGAGTACAGGCAAGGGAACAGCTTAAAGCAAACAATATTGATCCTTCCTTGATTGACAACATGATTGCTAATTCGCCAGCCGTAAGACAGGCAGAAGCAGCAACAGCAGAACTAAATGGAATAAGGGCACAACAGATGATTGAGGCAGACTATATAGAAGTTTTAAAGTTTGATCCTTCATTGTCAAGCAAAGAGGACATTTTAAATGATCCTTCTTATGTGAGTGTAGTTGATTATGTTCGTACACATCCTGGAATGAGATTTAGTGATGCTTATAAACTTGTAAACTTTGACAGGCTTTCAAATTCTAAGAGTGAAGCGGCTAAACAGTCAGCTATAAATCAGGTAAAAAGCAAGAATCACCTTGCGACAGGTGCCGCACTTAATGTTGGCACAGCTCCGGAGGATATTCCGGCTAATATGTTGGAAACCTTTAAAGAGAGATTTCCTGAAAAGAGTGATAAAGAATTGAAAGCCCTATACAACCAGGTGATTAAATCACAGAAAGGGTAAATTATGGCAGTTACAGTTAGAGATAATACAAAGAATGGCGATCAGTGGAATGAGTGGGCAACCATCCTTGATGCTAAGATTTATGATGCTGATGCACAGCAGAACAAGTATGATGACCTTGTAAAAGATATTGTAGTAGAAAAGAAGTCTAAGAGATGGGGCGAGAAGTCCACAGTAATGGGCGGTCTTGGAGATTACGATATCAAGGACGAAGGTCAGGACGCAGCAGAGGACAGCTACGCAGAGGGCTACGCAAAATTTATTGCGCACAATACCTTCTCAAAGAGCGTAGTTATCTCAAAGGAAATGAGAGACGATAATCAGTGGGATGAAGCAGAACAGAAGGTTGTTAATCTTGTTCAGGCTTCTAAGAGAACAAGAGCTAAGTTCGTTACTGCTGCACTTGCTGCTTCAATCGGATCAACAACTACAATGACTTTTGGTGGAAAATCAGGACTTGACATTGCTTGCGCTGATGCACTTGCACTTTTCAATTCTGCACATCCTCTTAAGAACGCTGGACAGGGCGTTACACAGGGTAATCATTTCTCAAATGTACTCGGCAGCAACACTGTTGTTCTTAACAAGGTTGCTAACGCTATGAGAAACTTCAAGGATGATCGTGGAGAGGTTCTTGGTTTCACAGCAGATACTATTATCTGCCCTGGTAATGATCCAGAGTATGAGGATTTCATTAAGAGAGTAATCGGATCTGACGGTGAAGTTGGTTCAAACAACAACGATATCAACACACAGAGAGGCCGCTGGAAACTCATTGTAAATCCTCTTTGGACACCTACAATCAGTGCAACCAATCATCCTCTTATTATCATGTCAAGCGAAGCTCTTAAGGAACTTCAGGGAACAAAGCTTTATAGCCGTACTCCACTTGATGTTGAGAACGAGGTTAAGGTTGAGTCCAGAAACATGGTATACAACGGATTTGAGAGATATTCTCTTGCATTCACAAACTGGCGCCATGTTGCACTTATCGGATCATCTGATGCTGATGCTCAGGCTCTTGCTTGATCTGTAAGAAATGTTTAGGGGCCGGATTAAATTCCGGCTCCTTTATTAATAGGAGAAAAGACATGTTAAAAGTTGGAGATAGGCTAACAGTTGATGGACAGCTCGTAGAAGTTACCTATGTAATGAATGAGAAGTCTTATGGTTATAAGCCTGTTAAGGAAGAAAAAACTGTTGAAACTGAGACAGAGGAAATAGCTCCCAAAAGGAGAAAAAGAAAGGTATAAAGCATGACTACCTGGTTTGATATAAAGTTTACAACTTTACAGAAAATGTTTTCCATTACAGGATCACAGAAAACTATTCCTAATGATTCTGCGACAATGGAATATGTTAATGCTATGCCACAGGCATGTAATGAGGCGCTTCAGCTTCTTTCTACTTCTGGAAAATTCATCATAAAGGAATACCAATATGTGAATTATCCTTTTGAGAACATGCTTGGTAAGGATATGTTTCTGACATACTCCATAGTAAATGATTATAAAATCTTTTCAGTTGATGGGGCTAAGGCATATTATTTTAAGATATTCGGTAAACCTACTTCCTGTAAGCTTTATGTCGGTGATAAAGAGGTTATAAACTTCTATCCTGAAGACAATACGATTGATTCTAAAGTCTTTACTACATTCAAGGGTAACATTACTTATCCTGCTTGGGGAGAAGATGAAGAGGAAAGCACCATTGTTAAGATTGTGATAGAGGCTAAAACCCCTGTTAATGTGACAAATATGTGCTTTTATGACTGCGAGTTTGAGTCTGATAATGACGTACCACAGTATGAAAAGTATATCAAGATAAAGATGGATGATGTTCTGTCAGACTTCTACCAGCTTGCACCGGCTGAGTTATATGATCTTGGCATGTCTGGTGATGATTATATTGTGGCTAATAAATATTTTCAGGAAGCAGACAAGACGCTTGTTATTCCTAGAAGTGAACAGGGAATATTTATTATTCACTATAGAGCATATCCACAGCAGATTACTTTAGAGACACCTGATGATGAAGAATTATCACTTGATCCGGAAGTCGCTGCATTACTTCCTTTATATATGGCTTCACAGCTATATAAAGATGATGATAACGCTATAGCTACAATTTACAGAAATGAATTTGAGGTAGGGCGTGACGCATTATCGCAAGGGGCATTGATACCTAAAAAAGAAAAATTTGTAACGTCTAGTGGGTGGGCATAATGGCTATTACATTTAATATTCCTTCAAGTCCAGCTAAACAAGTTTATCAAAGTGAGAATTTTCTTGGAGCAGATTTTACTTCTGAAGCTTCTACTGTAGATGATACTAAATCACCTAATGTAGAAAACATGATAAGATCTGTTCCAGGCAAAATCCGGAAAAGGATGGGCTATAAGCTGTTTGCTGATTATGGCGAATGTATCTATGGTGTTCACCATCTTTCAACAACAGATGTATGGCTTATTCATGCTGGTAATAAACTTTATAATTTGACAGCGCCAAAAGGTTCTAAGTGGATAGATCATGTGAACAACTATATTGTGGATCATGATACACCACCAAACAATATCCTTTTTCAGACTGGTGATGTAAGCATTACTCTTGTTTATACCGGAATGGCTGAGCATAGATCTGTTAGTTTTCAGCTTAATCAGAAATTGGTTATCCTTGATGGAACAAAGATAAGAGTATATGACGGAAGTACTGTTCAGCCTATAGAAGATATTGCTTATATTCCTACACTTACTATTGCTAAGGATTATACTGGTGGTGGTACGGATTATGAGCCGCTTAATCTTTTGCAACCAGCATTTATAGAACTGTTCTATGTTAAAAGCGATCAGGCCAGTGTTAAGACGTTTCAATTATCATTTGGCGATCTTGACTCTACAACAGTAAAAGCATGGCTTCTAGATAGTAATGGTAATTGGGTTGAAAAGACAGAAGGTACACATTTTAGTGTTAATAGATCAACAGGAGTTGTTACCTTTACCGCTGCGCCAGGGGCAAGTCCTATAACCGGTGAAGATAATGTAAAAATACAGGCTTATCGTACTGTTAGTGGTTATGCTGACAGAATAAACCATTGTACTATTGGTGCTATGTTCGGTGTTAATGGTGCTGGTGATAGGCTGTTTGTATCAGGTAATCCGGATCAGGGTGTTAATTCTGATGGTGACTTATATACCTTTATCAATTGTGACTGGTGGAGTCAGCAATATGATCCTACTTATTTTGCTGATGTGTGGTATTCAAAACTTGGTTCAGATACTTCCGCAATTATGGGATATTCAATCATAAACAACTACCTTGCAGCACATAAAGATAGTAATGAGCTTACACAGTCAATACTTATTCGTGAAGGCGATCTTGTAGATGATGAACCAGTATTCAAGTTAATAAATACTCTTCAGGGAGCCGGAGCTATTTCTAAGTATTGTTTTTCATACTTGGCAACAGAGCCGGTTTTTTTGACTCGATTAGGAATATTTGCTGTTACTGCACAGGATATAACCGGTGAAAAATATGCACAGGACAGAAGCTATTATCTTGAAGGAAAACTTTTGAAAGAGGACAACTTAGAGAATGCTATAGCTTATTCCTGGAAAGATTATTATATGTTGGCAATAAACGATCATTTATATATTCTTGATGGTTTGCAGCCAATACATACAGATAGATCTAGGCCATATGCTACTAGACAGTACGTAGGATTTTACTTTACAAATATTCCAGCTAATACAATCTTTGAAATCAATGGAGATTTATACTTTGGATCTTCTGATGGAAAAGTATTTAAGTGGTATACGGATGATAAAGCCTTGGATTCCTACAATGATAATGGTGAAGCAATAAGAGCCGTATGGGAAACAGCAGATATATCAGAAAAGTTATTTTATAAGAAGAAAACCTATAGATATGTAGCTTTAAGATGTATGCCAGAGATTGCTTCTTCTGTTCAGATATGGGCGCAGAAGGAAGGTCAATGGACAGAGCTTAAGGATGATAAGTCAACTCTTAAGTATTTCTCTTATGAAAACTTACAGTATTCCAAGTTGACATATTCCTGTAATAGAACTCAAAAAGTTACAGCTACAAAGATAAGGCTTAAGAAACTGGACCATGTGAGATTTAGATTTATAAATGATCTGTTGAATGAGCCTTTAGGCATAAATGATTTTGCTGTTGAATACACACAGGCCGGAAATGTTAGATAATGGAGGTATAAGATGGCTTTTGAAAAAATAAAGGATTCTGAGAGAACTGGAAAAGGTAATGTTGGACTTCCAGATACACCGGCGCTTACAACCTCAGAAATGCAAGAACAGATGGATTCACTACCAAATCTTGCACTTGATAAATTAAATGAACTTATTGACGCTTTGAATGTAGAAACAGCGGCAGTTAATATTGGGGCTTCTGTCCCTACAGGAATTAGCGCTCAACCTAACATACAGTCTATTTTAAATGCTATGGTACTAAATTTAGCGTTGAATACTCAGAGTAGACATACTCATGCTAATAAATCTGCATTGGATAGTATTACACAGGAAGCGCTTGATGATTATAACAGATTATCTATGCTGCTTACTGCAATACTTTCAGTAGAAACAACTATTACAAAAAATAATACTGCTGTTCCTACTTCCGGTGCAGTGGTGGATTTTGTAGATACTTATGATTTCAAAGCGAAAATATTAGCTACTGCTTATCCTGTAGGTTGCGTGTTTAGTACTACAGGGACAAGTCCAACAACATTATTTGGTGGAACATGGAACCTTGTAGATACAGACGATCAAGGAATTAAAAGATATGTTCGTACAGCTTAAGGAGGTACAAAATGTCTGATATTGCGATTAGCTCATTACCAACGATAACTACTGTAGGAGATAATTATTATATTCCAGTAGATGATGGTTCGACTTCTAGTAAAATAACAGTCAAAAAATTCAATGAAACAGGGGCAAGTTCAGCGGCACAGTCAGCGGCTGCAGCGGCTCAATCTGCTTCAGATGCAGATGATGCTAAGGTTGCTGCTGTTCAGGCTAAAAATGATACACAGGCACTTATTAGTTCTGCTCAGACTATTGTTTCTGATGCTCAGACATATGCAAATAGCGCTTCTAGTAGTGCTAATACAGCAACTACAGGAGCAAATACAGCTACAGCACAGGCAGCTATAGCAACACAGGCAGCTACACAGGCTGGTACTTATGCTCAGAACGTTGATAGTTTTGCTAAGACAGCTAAATCATGGGCTGTCGGAGGGACCGGCACAAGACAGCAAGAGGACACGGATAATTCGCAGTATTACTCACGGCAAGCTCATAACGCAGAAATAAATGCTTCTGCTAGTGAACAGGCGGCAGCTACTTCCGAAAGTAACGCAGCGACTTATGCTTCAAGCGCTGGTACTTCAGAGAATAATGCAAGTAGTTATAAGGACGCAGCAGCTAATAGCGCAGCAGCGGCAGCCGGATATGCTTCTAATGCAAACACTTCAAGAGGAATAGCGCAGAACTCAGCCAATGACGCAGCAAGCGCTAAAACAGATGCAGAACAGGCAGCCTTAGATGCACAGAACGCTTTAGCAAGTATAAATGCAATTATTGGCGATCCGCAATTTACAGTGGATTTCAACACTGGATTGTTAATGTATAACTCAAATACATTTACATTCCTGATAAACACAACAACAGGCAACTTAGAATGGGAGGTAGCTTAAAATGATTAGTGCCGGAAGAGTTTTACTTATGCCAAAAGGCGATTATGATCCTACCACTACTTATGAAATGCTTGATATTGTTTCATATAACGGAAGTTCATATATCGCAAAAAGCACAACAATAGGTAACTTGCCAACGAACACAACATATTGGCAGTTATCAGCATATGGGGGACAGGCCGCCAATCTTGCTGGAAACTTTGCACCACTTGAAACAACAGAGTATGCGTCAAGGGCATATGCGATTGATGATATCTTTGTTGACAAGGATAGCCAGTTAGTAATTGCGACAACGACAATTAATATTGGTGACGAAATAGAGATTGGCTCTAATTGTGATGCAACAACCATGGCTGAACTTTTAGATGCCATTGAAAATCGCTATGATGCGTTAGATCAGAGGAATAGAAAGTTAGTCGGAATTAACCCTATTACTATACAGACAGACCTTCATCTACTTGCTCCTGGTGAATATTTCAAGAAACTCACAAACTTTTATGTAACCAATGCTCCTACTGGAATAAATCAGGTTCCTGCCGCAATATTTAGACTGACAGTTGAAAGCGGCCTTGACGAAAGCGGTTCCTCGCTGCTTCTTACCTTAAGGACAATAGAGGGTGAAATCTATACACAGGCTTATGATGGTTCAGTATGGAGTGATTGGAGAAAGGCCGGTGACGTTGATAGTTCCGATCTTGGAACCGCCGCAGCAAAGGATAGTACCAATGAAGTAACAAGCGATAGCACAGACCTTGTAGAGTCAGGTGCAGTTTATACGGAAATTCAGACTTTAACGAACCAAGTTAAAGATATGAATAATGTGCTTGGAGCGAAGAACATCTTACCGGATAACTATAAAACACAAACATTAGGAAACACTGTTGAAATAACTGCATTAGGTGAAGGAGCTTTTAAAGTTAATGGAACAGCTAATGCCACTGGGAATTATCAAGTGTTACCTGCTTGGAACTATTCAACAAATGCTTTTAAAAAGTATGTGGGAAAAGAAGTTATTCTATCCGCAACTAATAGTGATATTGTGCCAGTAGGAGTATTCCTTGTTGATAGTAATAATTCAACACTTGTTAATCTAAATACGTGGGGAAATGAGAAGAAAACTGTTCTTGATGGAAGTGTAAAATATAGTGTTTATATACAGCTTACAAGCGGTACAACATATGACAATGTTATCGTTAGGCCTATGATCCGCCTTGCATCAATACAGGATGATACCTATGTTCCATACTCTATGACAAACCAAGAAATAACACCTTATGTGCAGGCTATATCAAATCCTAACCTCTTAGATAATCCTTGGTTTACTGTGAATCAGAGGGGAGAGAGTAGTTATACACAAGAGACATCTTATGCTTATACTGTAGATAGATGGCAAATGTACAACATGGCATTAAGTGTCTTGAGTGATGGAATAACATTGACACCGAACGCCTCAACACTTTGTGTTTTTTCTCAGTCTATTGAAAATTTTGATGAATTAATAGGAAAAACAGTGACCATTTCAGCTGTAATTAATGGTCAACTATACTCAGCAACCGGAATTTTTCCATCTAAGCCATCATCTGGTGAGAATAAAATTAGCGTTTCTTTTGGATTAAATAGATTACAATTAACGTTTAATGCTTCAAACAGTTATCCAAAATTTGAAATAGTAACTTACGATACAACAGCAATTTCTATCAAAGCCGTCAAACTTGAATTAGGCTCAGTATCAACTCTTGCAATGGACACAGCACCAAACTATGCAACAGAGTTGTTGAAATGTCAGAGGTATTTTAACGCTATAAAAACAAGTAGTAGCCAAAATGATTGGTTTGCAATAGGATTAGCAGTTAGTGGTTCTGCTGACTTTGTCTTGAACGTACCTCCAATGAGGACAGTACCTACAGTGACTTATAATAATTTGTCTGTTTCAGATGGAAGAGTTCCAGTAAAAGCAATAACTGCTGTTAGAACAATTCATGCTGACATCAATAATCAAGCAATACATTTTCCTGTAAATTATGACAATAGTTCGCCTTATTCTGAAAGTACATTACCAGTAGGATTACGGGGTGAAGCTGGCGGTAATTCATATATATATCTATCAGCAGACCTATAAGAAAGGAGTTCTATATTATGGAAGAAATCTTACAAGAAATAGAAGAACCTAAGTCAAGAGTATTTATACTCACAGACGATAACAACAGAATAACAAGGATTGAGGGAGAATACACACTCCCTCAAGACCTTACAAATTGGATTCAGATAGATGAGGGCTATGGCGATAAGTACAACCTAGCACAGACTCACTACCTCGAAAAAGGCTTAACAACAGATGATGGCATTTATCAGTATAAGTACGAAAACGAAGAAGTTGCAGAGCGTACAGAGGAAGAAATTGATGCTGATAGAAAAAGCAGGTAGCACAGTTCGTTATCAAAGAAGTAATCACAACAGAGGAATACAAGGAGATTACAGGTGAGGATTACGAATAAGACAGCTAAGTGGATTATTATAATTTATACAATCATAGTATCTGTGATTATCTTTTCTTTGCCTGTCGAAGCAACAGAGTTTCCTGAGTTGTCACAAGAGGCAAAAGAGAAATATATCACTAACCTCACAAATTGCATATCAAAAGAGCTTGAATTACAGACCACTCCTAAACTTTATTTTTACAGTTGTGAAGAGTGGCCTGTGATAGCCAGCTACTATGACGGACTAGATTACATTTATGTGAATATTGGTGCTATAACTTCTTATGAAGAGGCAGTAAAAACAATTGCGCATGAAATTCGCCATGATTACCAATATGAACACATGAATGATGATACAGACTATGGAAGAGCTGTAAAAGCAAATAAGCAAAATTATGTGTCCTACTATAATGATTTAGAGGCATATAACAATCAGTTCATAGAACAGGATGCAAAAGACTATGCTGACGGCTACACAAAGAAATATTTTAACTTAGTTCGTTAAAGGTTACATTTTTTTACGAAGCAAATCAATTCATTTTTGGGGGCTATCATTCAAAGTGGTAGCTCCTTTTTATTGGAGGCGTAGCATGAAAAACGGTCAAGTATTATCTATGGTTCTTGGAGTATTGGGAGCATTCTTTACAACATTATTTGGGGGTTGGGACACTGGGTTGGCTACACTAATAATATTTATGGCAATAGACTACATTACCGGATTGATCGTAGCTGGTGTATTTAAACAGAGTAGAAAATCAGAATCAGGAGCACTTGAAAGTAAAGCCGGTTGGAAAGGGTTATGCAGAAAATGTGTAACTCTTTTATTTGTTCTGATTGCATATCGGTTGGATCTTCTTATTGGTACAGCATATATACGTGATGCAGTTATCATAGCTTTTTGTGCTAATGAGCTGATATCTATTGTTGAGAATGCTGGTCTTATGGGTATTCCGTTACCGGCAGTTATTACAAAGGCAATTGAAGTGCTAAGGAGTAAGGCTGATTTTGAGGATGAAGCACATGAATGAAGTACAAGGAATTGATGTTAGTCATCATAATGGAGTTATTGATTGGAAAAAAGTAGCTGCAAGTGGTAAGAAATTCGCTGTTTTGAAATGCCAGTATGAAGCACAGAGTCATAGAAAAGATGATTGTTTTGAAACAAACTATAAAGGTTGCGAAGAAAATGGAATTGCCAGAGGTGTATATATTTATATTGCTAGGACTTCTATGGCTGATCCTGTTCAGGATGCTAAATCTCTTTTGGCACACCTTAATGGTCGCAAGCTTGAATATGGTATATGGCTTGACTTGGAAGATAAAACAGTGGATGTAAAAGGTAAAGCATACATAAGGGATCTTGCTTATCAGTATACAGATATCTTTATTAAAGCCGGATATTATGTTGGTATTTATTGTAATCGTGATTGGTACATAAGACTTATCCATGATAATCTGAAACGTGATTTTGATTTTTGGATAGCAAGATATCCAAAACATGATAAGGGTGTTTACAATGAGCATTCAACCTTGAAGCCCAGTGTGAATATGGCTGTTGCTTGGCAGTATTCAAGCAAAGGTTCCGTTCCTGGAATAAAAGGAAATGTAGACCTTGATGTAGATTATGATGGTATTGTAAGTCTTATGGCTTCTACGCCAATAAGAAAAACTAATGAAGAAATAGCAAAAGAAGTCATAGAAGGTAAGTGGGGAACAGGATTTACTAACCCTACAAGAAAAGAACTACTGACAAGGGCCGGATATGATTACAACGTAATACAAAAAATAGTTAATAATATGTTGATTAAATAAAGGAGGATATAAACATGGCTTTAGGAACAGCGTATATGACCGCAGATGGTGGAGGTAGTTCTAGTAAAAAGAAATTTGATATTGATGTATCAGGGATTAGAAACACTTTAACAAACCCTTCAAAGAGACTTCAACTTCAGACTCAGATGGATCTTCAGGGCTTTAATGGTGGATCTGGAAGTTACCCAGGGGCAAGTGGTTCAAGTTTATCTGGTTCAAGTGGTCGCTCTGGTGGTTCAGGTGGTTCAAGTTCAGGTGGTTCAGATTCTTATTCTGCTGAGTCTTATTCTGCGCCGGCTTTTGATTGGGCTGCTTATTATGCGGAGCTTCAGAGACAGGCACAGGAAAGAGCTAATGCAGCATATGAGCGTAATATGGAAAGAATAGCAAGTGCTTATAATTCTGCTTATGGTAGCCTTTCAGGAAATTATGATTCTACTGTTAATAGATTGAATGCTGCAAGAGATAAATCTATGAGTGATGTTAACGCAGATGCAGAAAACTCACTCAGAGAAGCATATATCAACAATATGCTTTCAAAGAAAAACCTTAATCAGAGACTTTCTGCTATGGGTTATAATGGCGGTGCTACAGAGTCTACAATGGCTAGTCTTAATAATAACTATGGCAATTCAAGAACAGGCATAAATCAGACACTTAATGATAATATTGCTAACCTTGATGCTACATATGGTGATAATCTTGCTTCAGCACTTCAGAGCTTCAATTCTGCTAAGGCTAATCTTGATCTTCAGAGAATGCAACTTGAAATGCAAGCTGAAAATGCTAGACAGAACGCAGAAGCAAGCTCAATGTCAGGTGCTATGAGTATTGATGGTTCTTATATGTCAGCGCTTCAGGCGGCACTTGCTAATCAGAGCAATTATACATACAACCAGTCACAGGCAACTAATGACTTCGTTGCTGGACAGGCTCAACAGGCCGCTAGTGCTTCAGAAGGTGCAAATTACTCTAAGTACTTAGCACAGGCACAGTTACAGGCTTCACAGGGAGCTAATGCAAATACAATTAGAAACACCTTGTTTAATGCGGTTTCTAATGGTGATCTTGATATCAATTCTCTTTATAACATTCTTGCACAGTTAAGGGCAGCTTAATAGCTGTCCTTTTCTATTGGGAGGCTTATAGATGGCTAAACAGTCAATGAAACAGCAGATATATCAATCAATAGCAAATAGTCAGGTACAAAAGGTAATGTCTCAGAAAAGAGATCAGGAGATTGCACAGTTACAAGCTGATTATGATGCTTGGGCTAAACAGCAAGCAGAAATACAGCAGTTACAGGCAGATTATGACGCATGGTTAAAAGAGAATAATCCTCAGCCTGTTCAGACTCAGCCAGTACAACAGGCTACTGTTAATGAGATTAAACAGCAGATACCTTCTATTGCTGATTATGATAAGACAGCAGATAATTTGCAGTACAGACAGGCCAAGAGGAATATCGCATTAAGAGATAAGCAGCGTGAGGACTACCAGCGTCAGCAGCAGATGGAACAGGAACTTGCTGATCCAAGATATGCTGAAAAAGAAAAGAAAAAGACAGAATTTAAGCAACTATCTAATCTTGCAGATTATCAGGCTGCTATGGATGCTCAGAAAAAGCAGACTCAAAACAACTATGATGATTTAGTGTCTACTGTTCAGAATATGGAAAAAGCTGATAAGTGGCTTGATCCGTCCTATAAGTTGTCTAAGGAAGAGGAAAAGGAAGCTAAGAAGGTTGCTGAGACTGAGCTTGCAAAACTGAAGGGCAGAAGTCTTACAGATGAAGAAAAGGCAAGAAAGCAGACTTTTGAGGACCTTAAGACCAAGACAAGCAATTTTAGATCTTTTGCTGTTGGTGCTGCTGATAAGGCATTGGATTACGGAAAGTTTATTTTACAGGGTGTGGCTGATACTCAGTCAAGACAATTAGCGGCTCAGAATGAAACGGCTCAGGCTATGGGTGTTAATACTGGTTTAACTAATGAAGAGTTAAGCGGTATTGATGAAGAGACAAAAGAAAACATTCAGAGGCTAAATGATAGTACTGCTGATATTGTCCAGAATGTTAAGACTCAAAGTCCTAGAGCATATGGTCGCGGTCAAATGTCTACACAGCTTGCAGCATACATGCTTACTAATCCGGCTTTTGATTCTTTGGGTACTGCTGTAAATGCTGGTAGAATAGGTTCTTTTGCTGCTAATCAGGTCGGACAAAATGCTCAGGATCTTGTACTAGAAGAATTACCAATGCTTCAAAAGGCTATGAATGATGGTGATATATCTGAGGAAGAGAGAAATGAGATTTTAAAGACCGCCGGCTATAATGCTGTTGGTAATCTTATTCCTGGTATTGCTATGGAAGGTGTTAATAGTGTTATTGCTAAAAGGGCGGCTGATGCTGCGTCCAATGAAGCATTCAGGCAGAATGTAAAGCAAGGCGCTGATTATCTTGAATACATCAATAAGAATGGTATCACTGGCCTTGAACCAAAGGCTAATGAAATTCCACAGATAGATCCTACCACTGCAGCTAATAATGATTTTACTAGGCTGATGAATGAATACAACAATACATTCAAGGATGATTCTGCCATGAGAAATATTTATAGCGAAGAGGATCTTGATGGTAGTCTTAACAAGCAACTTTCTGAGGCATTAGCAGATAATTCAAAGGCTTCTGTAAAAAAACCACAAATTGATAATATCAATGCTGCGCTTGATAAGGTGAATGCTGGAAGAACTACATATATTAAAGATTTTTATGAAGGCCCTAAACCAGTTTCTTTAGGTAATTCAGAACGTATAGAAATAGCTCCTGATACATATAACAGGGCATTGGATATTTACAATAAGGCAAAACAGGATGGCTCCTTTGGTCCTAGGCTCAGGCAGTATGTAAAACAGTTATATGAATCAAAGTATAAAGATCCGAAATATGGGCGAGTTATTTTAAATAACGTTTCTTTTAATGATGGTGATTATGTTGTTGAAATTGGTCACAGAGCTTTAAAAGAAGCTATTGATAAAGGACATTTATCACCAGAGAAAATTGCTACACTTGAAAAACTGGATGATCTTCTAGCAGATAGTGAGTTCATTGATAGCGGTTTACCCAAATATCATGGAACAACTAATAAGTCACAACTTGTAAGATATGATTATTTTGAAACACCTATAACAATTAATGGAAAGAATTATATAGTTGGATTTGATGTAGAAGTAAATAAAGGTGGTAATAGATATAAAACACATAAGGTAGTAAATGAAATAAACCTCATCCCTACTGAGGGACAAGGTTTAACTTCAAATATTACTGAGACCACCGCATCCAAGGGATTAACGGATGGAATTGGGGTAACACCCGATCGCATAACGGGGATCCCTACTCAGCAGTTAGAAAGATCTCTTTCTAACTCAAACATAGCAGATGCTATCTCAGAAGTCAATAAAAAATCTGTAAAGAATATTGACATGCCACAAGATGCTCAGGAAAAGATATTATCTGACTTTGAGCAGATTTATAACAGCATGGATGATATGAATGCTGCGGCTGAAGCTTCCGGAAACGCTAAGGCAATTGAGAAGTTTGAAAAACTGCAGCAGTCAGTATTTGAGTATGAGGACTCTGTCTGGAAGTCTGAAAGTCTGGATGATGTTAATAAAGCTAAGAAAAAAGCGGATGCAGCTAGACAGGCTTTTGTACGTGAAATGCAGAAGACAGATCCTAACTATAGGGCTAGTCTTACCGGCACTAAGCTTGGCAATGCTGAGTTTAGACGTACTTCAACAGCACCAACAGATAGCGCATTGTTGGATGAAATTGTTGATGATATGGTTAAACAGGATATGGATAATCCTAATCGTTTTGTTAAAGATGCAAACAAAACCGATATTCCTGTTAATGCTCCTGTTAGCGGTAATGGTGAACTTGAAATACACACTATACATGGTAGAAATGGTAGAGAGATTTACCAAGTTGTATCAAGGGAAGGAGATTTACTAACTCCGGTTGAGCCTGGAAAGACTTTCAACACAAGGGAAGAAGCAGAGAAAGCTATAGATCAGTACAGAACAATGGCTGAGTCTATAAGCAAACCTAAGAGCGACATTATCACATCTGAGCCTATCGAGCCAGGAAAGTATGAGATACCAGATACACCGGAGAACGCGCCTAAAGATGTTCCTCCTGTTGATGGTATGAAAGAACGCGGAACATCTAAACATATCCGTAATGATGGCACTCCAATGAGGATGGAAGGCGTATCGGACGAAGTAGTATCAGACTTTAAAGACAATCCAGATATGTATAAGGCGCTTAAAAACTCTGATACATTATCTAAGGCTGAGAAAATCTATAATGAGAGTTCAGATGCTTTAGTTGACTTTAGAGATATGGTTAGAAACCATGATCCCGCTGCCCTTCCATTAGGACACCAACTTGCTAAAGATTATTCTGCTGCCGGAAATCACGAAGCTGCTGCTCAGATTTATAGAGAAATGGGAGAACAGCTTACAAAAGCCGGTCAATTCTCACAAGCGGCAGCAATTAATATGATGAAGAATGATCCTCTTACCGCAAGAGCCTATTTTGAACGCGAATTAGATGCGTTAAATAAAGCCGGCGCTGACAAGTATGGTAAGAAGTGGAAAGATTTTGTGTTAACAGATGAAGAGCGAGCATTATTTGACAAAATCGCTCCTGGCGATTCTGAAGCCATTAAAAATGCAATAGATAAAATAGGCGTCAGAATTGAGAAAGAATATCCGGCTTCTGCATGGGAAAAGGTCCTTGAATTTAGAAGAGTAGCCATGTTATTTAACACTAGGACTATTGTTAGAAATACATTGGCTAACCCTCCTACAGCGGCACTGCGATATGTTTCTGATAGGATTGAAGCTCTAGGCCAATATGCAGCACACTTAATCGATCCGGACTTTGAGGTTACACAAGCAATTCGCGGAAGTAACCTAGAAACAAGAAAACTTGCAAAGGAGGTATATAATTCCAGCAAAGTTAAATCTTTGTTAGAAGGCGGAACAGGACGTTTATCTGAGATTCCTTCAGTTGGTGATTATGCCAAGTCGAAGCAGATGTTTAAAGGCGGATTTGTTTCTGACTGGGTTAACAAAATGACTAATGGTGGCGTTGAAAAGCTTAACGCAAAACTCGGTAAGGAGAACGCAAAGTCTTTACTTGAACTAACTAGAAGTTCTGCTTATAAAGCCCTTGAAGTTACTGATAACCCAATGGTCCGTGAAAACTTTATATCAAGACTTGGAAGTTACATACGCGCAAAAGGAATAAAAAATGCCGCAGACGTTCCAGACGAAGCTATATTGATGGCTTACGAAGAAGCAATGAAAGCTACTTATAAAGATAATAGCTTTATGGTTCAGGCTATTCGTAATTTTAAAAGCGGCATAGAAAGAACTGGAAACCATATTATTCCTGGTTTGGGTGATATGGCAAGTCAGGCTTTGATTCCTTACGTTCAGGCACCGGGAAATATTGCTGCAAGAACAATAGACTATAGCGGCATAGGTTTTGGTAAAGGTATCGCCAAGATTGTTAAAGGCGCTTCTGCAAATGATGTAAAGATGATATCTAAAGGCATTGAAGAAGCTTCTAAGGGAGCAACAGGATCGTTAATGGCAGCGCTTGGATATGCTCTTTATAAATCTGGTGTCATAACAGGTACTTATTCTAATGACAACGATCAAAAAGCCTTTGAGAAAAAGAATGGATTTAGAGAGTTTGCTTTTAGATATAAGGTAAATGGACAGACAAAATATGACACTATAGACTGGATGCAACCATTTGTTGATACAATTATGCCTGGCGTTTTGTTAGCTCAAGCAATAGAAAATTCTGATAAGTACGATTCAGATATTCTAAGATATTTTGGATTTGAAGGAACAAAACTAGGCAAAGTAACAGGCGTGGCAAAAGAAGGAGTAAAGAAGAATGTCAATTACTTCTTTGATTCAACGCCGCTTAAAAACCTTGGAGAACTGTTTAAAGGCAATTATGGTAAAGAAACAGATTTAGCTGGTAATTTATGGGAAAATACAGTTGAAGATTTTGCAAGTGCATTAGTCCCAGCCGGAGTAAACGCCGTTACAAAGTCTGTTGATCCAATACAAAGGCAAACATACGACCCTAGCAATGCGTTTGGAACTTTTGTAAATGGTGTTGCTGCAAAGTTACCTAAAGTATCTGAGGCTTTGCCAGTTAAGTATGATACCTGGGGGCAGCCAATGACTTATGGCAATAGCAAGGGTGAGGCTGCTTTTGCAAAGATGTTATATCCTGGCGAACACACAAGTGATAAGGCAGATGAAACAGATAAAGAGCTTAATCGCTTGTTTGAAACAACAGGTAGCAACGCAGTATTCCCTCAAGTCGCCCCAAGTAAAGTAAATGGTGAGAAAATCAATAATAAAGAAGTCTCTCAGTATCAACAGGACGTAGGTGTTCGTAACAAATTACTGGTAGATGGTTTTATTAATTCCAGTTATTATGATGCTTTAGAAGACACAGACAAGGCCGATAAAATCGCTAAATTATATGGTGTTTCAAAAGCTATTACGGAGCGCGATAAGTTTGGCAAGGAAGTGTCTGAAAATAGCGAATACAAAAAAGCTATTGAAGCATATGATGAAGCTGGTGGTGGAGAAAAGGGTGTAGATGCAGTAATTAACCATTATACAGCTAAAAAAATAACAGATGATGCCGGTATAAATGCAAATTCAAAGGTTGCTGAACAGGTCCAAGATGCCGTTGCAAATGGAAATATGCAAGAAGCACAGAAAATAGCAAAGAATGAAGGCCAAAAATTAGATATGTATGAGAAATATGGTCTTGATAACAATTCTACTTCTAAAAAGGTTTATGAAGACTATGGAGAAAGTGGATTGAAAGATCTTTCAGCTATGAAATCAAAAGGCTTGGGAGCAACAGCAACTTATGTTTATGAAAGCGCCAAAAAAGAAGTGAGTTCTTCCGAATTACCATCTATTGAAACTTTTGCTAGTACCTACAAAAAGATTGATAACTATGGTAATTCTAATGGCTCTGTAAATCAAAAAGAATTTCTTGCATATGCTAAGAAAAACAATCTTTCAGAAAGCGAAGCACAGAAACAAGCGCAACTATACGGAGATTGGAAACAAATTCCATATTTAAAGAAAGATGGATCCTGGGGATTCCATAAAGCTAAATAAAACAAAGCCTCTACTCAGAAATGGGTAGGGGCTTATTTTATTGTATTATGCACACAAAAGTGCACATGAAATTTAAAAAAGGCGCTAATCAAGGCACTTCCAACCTATTTGCTGAAGTGTTCGATTCTCGTCAGCAGCTTTATTATATTAAAGCCGGTAATCAAGGGAAATGTTATTCAAATCCGCTTGGTTACCGGCTTTTTTAGTTCTATTTATTGAAGCTGATTTTTTGATTTTAGAAGTGATTTTTAATAAAAAATGCACACAAGTGCACACGAAAGTGCACACGTTTTTTTATGCTTTCTTTTTCTTGTATTGTTCCTTGAAAGTATCTTCAATGTAGTTATTGGCTATCTGAGTATATTTCTTTCTATTAGAAGTAAGAGTATTGTCGTAAACCCTTTTCAATACAGTAGATTCATTCTTCCATCCACCGACTTCTTCAACATATTTCTGTGGTATTCCTATATCAGTTCTGAAACTTGCAGCATAATGTCTGAGACTGTGGAAGGAACATTTTAATCCTAATTTGTCTCTTAAGTGTTGGAAGTTGCTAGTGATCTGATTAGGATTAAGTCCAAAAACATAGCTTTCAGGATCTTCAGAAACAGGAAAAGTATCTATTATGAATTTTGGTAATTGCACACATCTGTTACTACCTGAAGTTTTGGGAAAATCCTTGTAAATAAAGCCTTCGTCAGTCTGTACAACATCAGCGTGAACATAAACAGTGCACATGTCCCTGGATATATCTTTTTGTTTGAGTGCTGCTATTTCTCCACGCCTTAAGCTACCAAAAGCGGCTACGCCGATAACGGGCTTCATTATATCGCTTGCGTTGTCCAGAAGCATTTTTACATCATCAACATCCGGTGAGACAACATTTGCTGGTTTAGGTTGGGGATATCTGAGCTTGAATTTTTTATCACATCCGGCATAATCCAAAGCTGACAATAAGAATGATATCCTTGTTTGTATTGTCTTCTTAGTTATAGATATGCTCCATTCGTTAATGATTGGCTGTATATCGGACGTTTTTATGTCATATACAGAAATATATGATATGGATTCAAAAAGCGGTAAAAAACGCTTATAATCGTATATCGTACGTGGTGAAAGAACCTTCTCTCTGTCTTTAATATAAAGCTTTAAAGCATTCTCAACAGTATAATTATTTTCTTCATCTTCTGCATTTAAAGTCCACTCTCTAGCTTTTAATTCAGATAGATCTCTGGCTTTTCTCCAATCATTACCACATTCTTTTGGATGTACAGTAAAAGACTTCCGGATCAGTTTCCCATTTATCTTTTTGTTGGCTTGTGTTCGCCATGCTCCGCTTGGGAGTTTGATTGCTTTTGCCATAATAGCACCTTTCTGATTATGAACTCATTATATTTAACAACATATCAATGTTTGTGGCAAAATCATTTATAATGCCTGCTTCGTAGCGATTAAGATATTCCTGGCACTCTGCTACAATCTGCTTCTCGTTCTTATCAATGATGGCTTTTATTAAAGATGCGTAAACGTTATTTTCTGTATGAAAAGGATGAAGCCATTCTCTCTTTACAGGAAACATTTTTAGATAATGCAATCCGTGGCGATTGTAGTCTTTGGTTGTAGATCTTGGTGGTAATGGAAAATACTGATTCTTTGGAGCACTCTTTGAAATATTTGAGCGAAGGGGAATAGCGAAATCATATCTTGAGCCCTTATATTTCAATCTGATAACCAGTGCTGAAGGCCTATCTGCCTTTTGAAGCATTTCAGGATCTTTGGAATATCCTTTCAATGCAGTCTTATCTATAGTTATTAGTCGCATATTTCCTCCAATACAAAAGGGAGACTACCGAAGTAATCTCCCCTACACATGAACGATATTCTACGCTATGCACCCCGTCGTCCACGGAAGCTAAACATACACGTCTGTTATATTCTAGCCGTAACAGTCGGCTTCTAAGAGAAGAATACCTTATTATTTCTGTTTTTTCAACAACATGATATGGTGTTAACACCAAGGGTATAAATACTATATGTTGCGTTTTTTGTTTTGTCTATCACAATTTTGTGAAACATGAGAGGGGAGCATTTATGCTTTTGCCAATGTAGACCTCCTTTATTTTAATTAAAAGGTAATTCTTCATCTATGTCGTCTGGAATAGTCATAAACGCATCAACTTTATTCCACGCTTGCAATATGTTGCTATTAAAAAAGACTGAATGACTTCCGCATATTGGGCAATAACGCGCATTAGAAGGCAATATAATATTACAATTAGAATTAGAACAAGCATTTATTAAACGCGTACCACAAATTTGGCAGAAATGACCTTCAATAGCAGTTTCTTCATTTCCGCATATAGGACATTTTAGTAACTTATTTTCCGTATTAACTGCTAGCATTGGATATTTCATGTTATCGCCATTACCCCATTCCATTTTGTGTCCGCATATAATACATATAGAGCTTTTTTGAATTGAACCATATCCACAAATGGGACACACTTTTTTATAAAAGAAATTGCTAAATATTTTAAGTATTCTGTCCGTGAATCCTAATTTAGCGTAATTAGCATAATCTAATTCTAAAAAAGAAAGTCTTGTAGCTGCTGCTAAATAAGATATTCCAAAAATAGAACAAATATTATCTAAAGACTGGTCTTTCAAATGTTTAATCATGCTTACTGGGACAAGTACATTCCTCGCGAAAGCATTGGCTTCATTTTCAAGAACTTTATATTCTTTAAAAGAAAGACTACTAAATTCATTTTTAGGGATTACAACTGTTTTTTCATATTTGGCCAGGTGCCCTAAATAAACATGCCCTATTTCATGCATTAGAGTAAAACGAACTCTTCCTTCAATGAGGGTATCATTATAATAGATAATACAATCATGGCCATCATAAAAAGTTATTGCGTCTTTGGTATGTAATTTTGCACATACTTCGTCAACTGTTATATCGTTTTGTCTTGCAACATTAGAATATGTCTCTAGATCTAAGCCTATTTCATGTATTATATCAATAGGATTTACCGGAAAAGAATTAATATTAAAGTCTTCAAGAAATTCACAGGCGCGCTTGCTGCAATAATAATAATCTGCATAAAAAGGAATGTTCATTAATTATTTTTCCGCTTATTATCTTTATACATTTTTATCATGTTTACTACAAAGCTTTGATCATCTTCCGACATGTCTTGCATTTCTCTAGCAGCGGATCTTATCAGAGAAGAAACTTCTGATGTTTCAGAACTTAGACCTTCAGTACCCATTAATTCACCCGCAGAAACATCAAAGATTTCTGCAAACTGCATAATTTTACTTTGAGGCAAATCTATGTCGCCTTTTTCTATTTTTGCAATAGAAGAACGATCAGTATAGTTTGCCTTTTTAGCTAATTCTTCTTGTGACCAACCATGCATAATGCGATATTTTTTTATGTTCTTATATAATTCAAGCATCTTTTCACCTCTAATTCATAATACAATTAATGTTTTTAATAATCAACAAAAACGTGCTTGACAATCAACACGTAATGTTGTAATTTATGATTAGTGAATTAAAATCACGCAAGGAGGAAGCAATGACTAACGGGAAAATGTTGAGAGATAAGATAGACTCTTTAGGTATTAGTATAACTTTTCTGGCCAATAAAATCGGTTGTTCGCGCGGACACGTGTATGACATTATAGGCGGAACAGAATGTACAGCATCCGAAATAATAAAGTTTTCAGAAGCATTGGGCCTTACTAAAAGAGAAAGAGACAATATTTTTTTGCAAAAAAGAGTGATTTAAAATCACATTTACAAAGAGGGAGGGGGACTATGAACGAACTAAAAACATTCAACTTTGATACTCAGACAGTATCAGCAAGGGAGTTACACGAACAACTCAACATTGAAACACCTTTTCACAAATGGTTTCCAAGAATGTGTGAGTACGGATTTACAGAAGGTACAGACTTTTGGACAAAAATGTCCGAAAGTACCGGAGGTAGACCAGCAACTGAATATGAAGTCTCAATCGACATGGCAAAAGAAATCTGCATGATCCAGAGAACACCGGAAGGCAAGAGAGTAAGAGAGTACCTTATCCAGCTTGAAAGAGCATGGAATACACCAGAGCTTGTAATGGCTAGAGGGCTTCAAGCGTCACAGAAGCTATTGGAAGAGAGCCAGCAGAAAATCAAACTGCTAACTGCAGAAAATGAGCGCATGAAGCCCAAGGAAATATTTGCAGATGCAGTAACAGCCTCAGATAGCTCGATTCTTGTAAGAGAGTTGGCAAAGATACTCAGACAGAATGGTGTGGAAATAGGTGAAAAGAGGCTATATAAATGGCTGCGTGATAATGGCTACATCATTAAAGGTACTACACAACCTACACAAAGGGCTATGGAAATGGGGCTGTTTGAGGTTATCGAAAGAACAACTCAGAGAGCAGATCTTCCACCAATAGTAACACGAACAACAAAAGTTACCGGCAAAGGACAGCAATACTTCATTAATAAGTTTTTATCTAAAGCATCATAAATATATAAAAATACCCACCGATTCAGCCTGGAAAACTTCATCAGTGGGCATTGTCTAAAAAAAAGACACGTCTATTATAGCGTGCCTGGAAAGAAGGTACAAGTGAAAAATAACCTAACAGATGAACAAGTAAAAGCCATCCTGAAGCTGGGGAACAGAGTTGTTTTGTTGTCCGGGGCTGTAGCCATCATAGGCTTAACAGGAATAAGCGGCCTTATTGCTGTAAGTATACTGGCGTTTTTCTACTTATTAATTACGAAAGCGTGATTTTATGAATGAAGATAATTTTAGAGCTTTAGTCCGAAAGTACATGGAATTACGCCATGTAAGACGATTAGAGGATTTAAGGCAACACACAACACTATCTACAGGAACATTTTCTAAGTACTGGAATAATCCGAGGCTGTTTCCTTTAGGGGAAGCGGCAGCAATTTTTAACTATTTGAAAATTCCATACGAGGAAAGAGGACAGGTTTTATTTAAAGCTTAAGGGAGCAAATGAGAGTATGAAAAAAAGTAAGGGGAAATATCTATGGATTATCAACGATATCTTTATATTTGCGTTGGTGTTATTAGTATGGGCCAGCGCAGTATTCCTAGCAAATTCAGAAGAAACAGAGCTAATTGAATATGAATACGTACCGACAAGAAAAGCCATTAACACAGAGCCTATTGAAAGTATGGATATAGAACACACTCACATGGATGATGTGCAGATGGATATTGTTGAGCTGTCTTATGAAGATGCACAACTTTTAATGAAGATAGCACAGGCCGAAGCCGGTAATCAGGGAACAGATGGAATGTGGCTTGTTATGTCGGTGGTTTACAACAGGGTAAACAATCCGGAATTTCCAGATAGTTACTATGATGTGATTTACCAGCCGTATCAATTCTATACAGATGGGATAGGTTTAACAGAGATTAGTCCTGAATGTCATGAAGCCCTGGCAAGGATTGAAAAAGGTGATATAGCACCGGAGATAGTAGCTTTTGAAAAGGTCACAAATAACAGCTTGGAAAAGTATTTCTGCAGTGCCTTTAATTATCGGGACCATCAATTTTATACAGCAAAGGAATGAAACATGAAACAGAAAATAACCATTACAAGAAAAGAAGCAGACAACAAAATAACTGCAGCATTTTATTCTGCTTGTAACGGAGATTATACGAAGTTGTTTGAATGGGAAGTAGTTAAGAAAGCAATTCTAAAAGAATTGTTTTCAGATAAAAAGGATCATGCCGTCACATGATCCTAAATGGTTGAGTTGAATGATCACCAGTCCTTCGCCTCAACCTCATTATAACAAATTTATAAGGAGGAAAAAAGTTATGGAAAATGACAAAGAATTACAAGCAGTAAAAGACAGATGTGGAATAAATCTGTTGTCTTACATTGTCAGATCTACTGTTGAACGTGGCTATGATGCTGTAACAGTTGATAGACTGAATGACATTTTACTGCTGACAGAAGGTAAGGTTATTGATCCTAAAACAATGAGAGAAATGGAGGTCATCTAATGACACTGTACGACTTACAAGGTCAGTTCCTAGCACTGTATGAACTGGCAACATCCGAAGATGATGAACAGGCTTTTTTAGATACTTTGGAAGCCCTGAAGGGTGAATTAGAAGTAAAGGCATCTGACTGTGTTCATGTAATCAAGCAACTTGAAATGGAAGAAATAGAGTGCGACAGGGCTATTGAAACATTTGAAGCTAAGAAAGAAATAAGATCCAGGAATATTAAGAAGATTAAAAATGCACTTATACAGGCTATGGATATTGCCGGAGTAAAAGAACTGTCAGCCGAAGATTATAAGCTAAAAATTGCTAATAATGGTGGCCTAAAGCCATTAAAGATTGATGGTGATGTACCTGATAACTTCCAGAAGATAGTTTATGAACCGGACAATAAAAAGATCAGAGAAGCACTTAACGAAGGTAAGAAATTAGATTTTGCTCACTTAGAAGATCGTGGAAGACATTTGAGTATTAAATAGGAGGATAAAAACATGGGTGTTCCAGTACTTGTAATTGGAAAATCAGGATCAGGAAAAAGCTCTAGCCTAAGAAACTGCATAGGGAATGACAATTATAACGTGATAAACGTTTTAGCTAAGCCTTTTCCATTTAAAGGAAAAATAAAAAGCGTTAATACAGATGATTACCAGCAAGTCATGAGGTGTCTTATACAATCTCAGGCCAAGAGCATTGTTATAGATGATGCTGGATATCTGATAACAAATATGTTTATGAACGGACATTCTAACGCCGGCGCCGGTAATGCAGTTTTTTCTTTTTATAACAAAATCGGAGATCATTTCTGGAATCTTATTGAGTTTATAAAGAAGTCTGTTCCTGAAGGAAAGATTGTTTATATATTCATGCACGAAGACACAGATGATTTTGGAAATATCAAACCCAAAACAATAGGAAAGTTGCTTGATGAAAAAGTCTGTATTGAAGGTATGTTCACCATTGTACTTAGGTGCGTTATTGAGAATGGTAAGCATCTATTTGTCACTCAAACAACAGAAAGGGATGTTGCTAAAACTCCTATAGGAATGTTTGAGGACTTGAAAATAGATAATGATTTGGCTTTGGTAGACAAGGCAATCAGAGAATATTACGAGATACCGGACGTTGTAGTGCCGGAAAAGAAGGAGGAAAAGAAATGATTGGACAGTTCAAAGATTACGACAAGACACAGGCTTATGAAGACTATCAGACACTTCCAAAGGGTGGCTATGTTGTAAAGATTATGGGTGTATCTCAGGAGACAAACAGCAACGGAGCTTATCTTAAGATTGGCTGTGATATTGCTGAAGGTGAGTACAAGGATTTCTACTCAGAGTCTTACAGAAATGATAAAAGAGAAAATAAAAAGTGGGGCTGCAATTTCCTGTTAAGTCTTCCAAAGGATGATGGATCTGAAAAAGATGGATGGACCAAGAGAAGCTTTAAGACCTTTACAGAAGCCCTTGAAGAGTCTAACGAAGGTTATCACTTTGACTGGGACGAAGAGAAGTTTAAAGGAAAGCTTATCGGTGGACTGTTTAACGAACAGGACTACAGCAAGGCTGATGGATCAATTGGAACAGCTACCAGAATGAAGCGTGTTTGTTCTGTTCAGAAGATCAGAGAGGGTAATTATAAACTTCCTGATGATGAAAAGATTACACCTACAAATAATGCAAGTGTTGGAACTGATTTTATGAGTATTCCTGATGGCATTGACGAGGAATTACCTTTTAAATGATCCGGTATAGTTGGGGGACTTTATGCAGCCATTTGATGAAAAAGAAATGCTTGAATCTATGGTTATCTGTGTAGATACCAGAGAACAACCTACTGCTAGAAGTAAAAAAAGATATGAGTCTTTTGGGGCACCTTATGAACGTAGAACATTGTCCTACGGAGATTATACCTATAATGCAAAACTTCCTAGCGGTAAATGGCTGTTTAACGAGAATGAGACAATAAGCGGCTTTGCTACTTGTGAAAGAAAAATGAGTCTTGATGAACTGGCAAGCTGCTTGACTCATTCAAGAGATAGGTTTGAGCGAGAATTTAAAAGAGCTAAGGACCATAACGCCAGGATATTTTTACTGATAGAAAATGCTACTTGGGAGAACTTGTTAAACGGAAAATACAGAAGCAAGTTTAACCCTAAAGCTTTTTTCGCTTCATTGTGTGCTTGGCTTGTTAGATATGATCTGCAGCTTGTTTTCTGTAAAGAAGAAACTTCAGGCCAGATTATAAAGGAACTTCTGTACAGGGATTTAAAAGAACGCATAGAGCGTGGTGAGTTTGATGAATGTTGAAGATATAAAAAACCAATATTCAATGAAAGAAATTCTTGATAGGTGTGGTATTCAGGTAGACAGACACGGCTTTTGTAATTGCCCTTTGCATAAAGGTGATCGAACTGCATCAATGAAAGTATATGAAAAAGACTTTTATTGTTTTGGATGTGGTAAAGGTGGAGACTTTATTACTTTTGTAAAGCTATATCAAGGTCTTAATTTTCAGGAAGCATGTGAGTGGATATCCGGCGAAACACTAACAAGAAAAACAAAAAGACAGTTGGCAGTTGCCCAGATCAAGAGAAGAGAAAAGGAGAATGCTTTAAAGCGTACTAAAGAGGAATTAAAACAAGTGAATGATTCTTTTAGCGGTTTATGGCATTCTCTTTTAACTTCTGAGCCATTTAGTGACGAATGGACAGAAAACTATAACAAGTGGCAATTGCTATGTTACAAACAAGAACAACTATTAACAGAGTTGGGGGTTATATGACACAAGAAACAATAGAAGTAATGTCGAAAGACCAATTACTTAGCAAAGAAACCCTGATTGAGATATTTGAGGAAGAGTCTGAAGCTGATAAGCAACTTTTACTAATTGCCATGACTGACAGGGCAAAAGAGCTTAAGTGTGTACAGGCTGTTAAATCATTTATAAAGGCTTTTACTGATGACGTTAAGGCAGCTTCAAAATCAGACAGACATATGAATAATCAGACTGATTTTGGATATGTGAATGGTGAGCTTAACTGTGGTAACTGGATTGCGGATAACAATGGTATAAGGGTACTTACTATTTTTGGTGAGAAATTAGCATGTTATCATCCGATACTTCCGGTTGAACGTCTGTACAACATAGAGACTAAGACAGAAAAAATCACATTAGCATATCTAAGGGACAAGGACTGGAAGGAGATAACAGTCGATAAAGGGCTGATTGCAAGTTCTTCTAAGATTGTTAAACTTGCAGACTATGGTGTAGCGGTGACTTCTGAAACAGCTAAATCATTGGTGCAGTACTTATGTGATATAGAGAACATGAATCCTATAAAGCTTAAGAACAGTACTAGCAAATTTGGTTGGCATGGAAAAGACTTTATACCTTATGACAAGAGTGTTGTTTTTGATGATGAATCCAGATTTAAAGATTTAGCTAGTTCCTTGAATGAGCGTGGCAGCTTTGAGATTTGGCTAGAGCTGACAAGGAAGATACGCAAAAACACTAAACACTACGAACCACAAGTATATTTAGCGGCCTCTTTTGCCAGTGTCCTAGTAAGTAGGCTTAATATGCTTCCTTTTATCGTCAATCTGTGGGGGAGTACTGGAAAAGGTAAAACAGTAGCGCTTATGTTGGCTGCATCTGTTTGGGCTGATCCAGGAGAAAACAAGTATATCACTGACAGCTATGCAACACAGAATGCTTTTGAGATAAGGCTGGATATATTAAATCATCTGCCACTTCTTATGGATGATCTATCAAAGGTCAGGGATAAGCTCAACGACAACTTTACAGACTTGATATATCTTCTCTGTTCAGGAAAAGGAAAAGACAGAAGTAATGTCGATTTAGGGCTGAACAAGGTTAAAACATGGAGTAATACCATTCTTTCAAACATGGAAAGGCCGCTTGCTACAGACACCATGAAGGGCGGCGCCATCAATAGAATACTGGATTTTGAAATGCAAGATGGTTACATATTTGAAAATGGTAATGCTGTTGTAGAGGTCCTTAAAGACAACTATGGTTTTGCCGGAGTTAAGTTTATTGACATAGTAAAAGAACTTCCTATAGAAGTACTTAACAACATTAGGAAAGACTTTGAGCAGAAGATCAAGGAAGAGGCCAAGAAACAGAACTCAGAGAAGGAAGAAAAGCAGATACTTCCAATGTCTTTACTTCTGACAGCGGATAAGATAGCCACTGATTATATTTTTGAGGATGGCATTTATTTGGATCTTCCTACAATGGTGAGCCAGCTTAAGGATGTGAATGAAGTATCTGAGGGACAAAGGGCTTATAACGCCATCATGGACTATAAGGAAATGTACGCCGGAAGATTTAGCGCTGAAAATGAGTTTAAAGCTGAGTCCTGGGGATTTGAAAAGGATGGTTTTTTAAATATTATTCCCACAGTCCTTAAGGATATAGCAGCAAAAGAGAACTTTTCTGTTAAGGCTTTTTGCTCCTGGGCAAAATCAAAAGATATTTTAAAAGCTAACAATTCTAAAAATCAAAATGTTGTAGGTGTAAATGGAAAAACAAAAAGATTTTATACTATCAAAACAGATTATACACCTGAAAGCAGCATGAATACTGGGGATGATGGCTTTGAAGATGCTATACAAGAAGAGTTACCTTTTAATTGATTTACACCTTTACACCTTTTACAAGCCAAAATATAAGACCTATATAAGAGATATGTTTTTTTAGAACTCAAAAAATAGTATAACCCTACGTGTGTATACAAAATAAGTGTAAAAAGTGTAAAAGGTGTAAAACATCAGATAATATCAAGCGTTTCGCTCATTCATAAAGTGTAAATCAGGTGTAAATAGGTGTAAAAAAAGGGGGATTTTATGGAAACAGAAGTATTCAAACAAAAAGTATACGGCCCATATTCTGACGCCTGGAAGATCCTTAAGCTAATACAATTCGCCGGACAATCCAAGGATGATGATGAAAAGTGGCAGATGTATATGAAAGAAATAGATAAATTCGATAAGAAATATCCAGACAATAGATTCAAAGACACTCTTGTGAAGATGCTTATTGATGCTGGGGATGATATAGCAAAGATGAATGGGGGACAGACAGATGCAATACAGAAGACCTAAAAAGAAAAGCCCATATTATGTAGAGCCGGAGTTATTTGATAATGTGGTTACTTTCTGTAGGTGTTATCCGGTTTGGGTGAAAGAACTGCAAACACTTCCAGATTCCAGCAAGGCTATAACATACGATCAGGATAAAGTGCAGACTTCAGGAGGCTATAACTCTACTGAAGCATTAGCAATAAAAAGGGTTGAGCTAGAGCATAAAGTTGATCTGATACGAACAACAGCAATGATTAGCAGTCCGGATTTGTGGGAGTGGATTATAAAAGGCACTACAGAAAAAGGCGTGACTATAAATGATCTTATTGCCCAGGGAATGCCATGTAATAAAAACCATTACGCAAAAATAAAGGCGTATTTCTATTATCTGCTTAGTAGGAGGATTTGAGGATGTTGACAAACAAAGAAAGATTAAGAGCCTTAATTGGCAATTTGAAAAATTGGAGCTGGGACGTTGAGCCTTAATACAGAATCGAGAAAGAAGATGCTGAGGCGTTGTTAGAGCATTTTCAACAGGAGGATAAAAAGGATGCCGAAGATATGTCTTGAATGTAAATATGGCGTTGTTGGGAAATATCAAAAAGTTTATAAGGGGCGTCCTATTGGTTGTGATAGTCCTGGAACGTATTGTTCACAAAATGGGGAAGGTCCATGCGGTATGTTTGAACCGAAGGAGGATAAAAATGAAGTGCGGTCACAGTGATTGTTTTACATGTCCTTTCCCTGATTGTATCGGTGAACCTTCTGCACCTAAATCAAAAAGCGGTAGAAAACCTTTATCACCAGAGGAAAGAGCTGAACGAAGGCGGCTTTATTGTAGAGAATATTACAAAAACAATCCAGATAAGTTTCATGAAAGATACATGAAAAAGTCTGAAGGTACAGTAAAAAAACGCTATAAGGATTACAAGAAAAGAAAAATGTCTAATTATGGTTATTTATTATCATTAGATCAGGAAGCACTAGGACATTACTTATGCAGCATTATGGATGAAAAAACAGAAGCTTCTTGTTCAGGGTGTCCAATGCTAGACAGGTGCGGTAAGAATCATAATGGATGGATTGATTGGTTAGGAGAACTACACAATGATGTCCTTTAGAGAGGTTATGAAATGTTATATATGAGAACAACTATGGATGCCTTAGAACTGCCTATAGCAGTCGCAGAAAGCCCTACAGAGCTTGCAAGAATGCTAGGAACTAAACAAAGTGTAGTATCAAGCAGCATATCGCATAAGCGTAAAGGCTGGTATAGAGTGCCAGAGTCACAAGAAACAGACTGGTACCCTGATAATGATGGTGGCTTATGGAGGTTTAACAAAGATGGATGTGTGGAGTACAAAGATTGATGATAGACACTGACATGAACAAAATACTAATAATCTTTGGATTTATCGCCCTGTTGGGGTGGATAACTATATTGATGGAGGATAAGTGATGGCAAAAATATACATGGCAGTCAGGCATTATCCAGATAGACGCAGGCCTTGTTTGGTGCTAGAGATCGGTAATCAAGGACTTGTAATTGCTACTTTCAGAAATGAGCGAATGGCAAAGGCATGGAAAAAGGCTTTAAATTGCGGTGTTGCGATTGCTTTTGAGAACAAAGATATTGATACACTTGATGATTTGATGGAAGGGGAATAAATGGGTAGATACGACGAAAAATGCGCTTATGATGCTATTCAAGATAAGATGGCAGAGTACAGAGACCAGCAGAAAGAAGCAATGAGAAGTGCTTGTGAGAATTGCGATAGTCATACAACGAAAGGTTGTTTATACTATGACGAAGAACAGGAAACTTTTGACTATGAGGAATGTTTCAGAGACACAGGAGGTTGGGAATGAATAGAGAAGAAGCAATTTATTTTGCAAACTGCCTTAAAAATAACTATACCGTTGATCTTAATGATATGGAAGCGTTTTGTGATATGGCGATCAAGGCACTTGAGCAAGAGCCAACTACTAAGAATGATTTAGGAGTTGATTGTATATCAAGAGCAGATGCAATTCAGGCTATGCAAGATACAGCCAAGAAGCTAACAAATGAAGATACAATAAACGGCTTATGCGGAGCAGTAGCAATATTGTTTGATTTTCCCTCAGTAACACCACAAGAGCCAAGAAAAGGCGAATGGCTTAGAATGTCTGATTTATCAGAACAAGAGGACGATAGATATAAATGTTCTCGTTGTGGGAATGTTGTACATCATAAGAACAAAATAGATTTATATACTTTCAATAGTTGGTGTGGAAGATGCGGAAGTGATAATGGTATACATATACATTGTGAGGTAGAAGAATGACAAGAGAAGAAGCCGTTGCAGTATTAAAAGCATTTATGGAAAATCCGTTATTTGGTGATACGCATAAAGCCGCTTTTAATATAGCGATACATGATATTAAAGCCTATCACAAATGGAATTTGAATGAATTGGTCTTAACTCAAAAAGAAAATGAGCAAGAGCCTATTCTTGACAAGATAGATGAAATAATCACAGATGCCCTTGATAAGAGTACAGACCAAAAGGAAAGTCAAACACTTAGATGGGTATTAGATAAGATAAGCGAGGTAATGTAATGGAGTTGACAGAGCAGGAACTTAATAATGAAGTCTGGAAAGATATAAAAGGCTATGAGGGATTGTACCAAGTCAGCAATATGGGAAGAGTGAAAAGTGTTGCAAGAACAGTTACTTGGAAAAATCAGAGTGTAAAAAGATATAAGGAACGAATAATGAAAACACGGCAGAAACAAGGTTATGTTTCTGTTTGCCTTTTTAAAGATGATATACGCCGGGATTTCAAGGTTCATAGATTAGTTGCAGAAGCATTTATATCTAACCCTAACAATCTTCCGTTTATAAATCATATTGATGAAAACAAACTGAACAATAAAGTTGAGAACTTGGAATGGTGTAGCCGTGAATATAACAACAACTATGGACAAAGAAATGGAAAGATAAGCATGACTCAAAAGAAGAATAGGCTTCTAAAAATGGTAAGTGAACATTCAATATCATTAGATGGAAATAAGTATATTTCTATACCGATACTTCAAAAGTTAATCGAAGATGTATATAACTTTTACGGATGATTACTATATCGACAAATACAAGGCAGAAAGTGAGGAATACAATGGCTGACATAGAATTAGTAATTAAGATACCAGAAAAAGTGTATAAAGCAATATGCGACAAAAATGCGTTAGGTTGCGATATTGGTGACATCAAAAATATTATTCGTAATGGTACACCACTTCCAAAAGTACATGGAAAGTTGTTTGATGAAAATGAGATAAAGAAAGAAGCTATAAGGTGTGAGTGGAGTAGAGCCATGTATGATAAACTTGACCACACACTATCTTATATGAAACCAATCATAGAAGCAGATAAGTAGAACAATTAAATGTTTACAAATGAAAGGTGACTAAAAAAGAATGATTGAATTATATCCTACCAAATGCAATATATGCGGAGGGAAAGTAGAATATACATCAAATGCAAAAATTTATGGAAGACAATACGGAAGTGGTTATTGTTATCTATGTAAAGAATGTGGAGCGTTTGTTGGTACTCATAAACCAAGACCTAGACAGGCAATGGGAATATTAGCTGATGCTAAAATGCGAGATTTAAGAATGCAATGCCATGAGTTATTTGACTCAATATGGAGAAATAACAAACATCCAGTAGCAAAAAGACGTAAAACTTATGCTTGGTTGGCAGAGAAATTAGATATACCTGTATATGAATGTCATTTTGGATATATGGATAGAGATATGTTGAATAAAGCATTAAATATATTAAAAGCAGATAAGGAGCAGGAATGAGCAAATATTCTGTTGAAGATACAGACAATCCAAAACTCAAAGTGCTTATAGAGGAAATGGCATATCTTGAATGGATTAACAGAGCTTTAAAACAACAGGTACAGATAAATGAGAATAGGCTTGCAGAAATTGATAAAGAGCTAGTTAAGGAGCAGGAAGATGGGAATAACAATCAACATAACTGAGGGCATCAACGACTATGAATTTTATAATGTGCCGAAAAAAGTAGCAAAAGCAATAATTACACTTCTACATGAGTGTGAGAAGGAAGATAGCACTATTGTTT